GCAAATAACAGTTTGTAGGGGAGTTCTGATACTCCCCTATAAAAATGGCTATTTATCAACTGTTTGTTGTGACATAGCCAGAAGAAAAAAAAGATTTTTTAGTAATTTGTCCAGAATGTCAAGAAATGTTTGATGTCGAAGAATGGAATCTATCAACATTCAATAATAACTATGATGAAAATTATAATGCTTTAGCATTAGATGAAAATGGTGATCTTATGCTAGGATTAGAAAATGAATACTATATTTGTCCTAATTGTGGTGAATCTATTAAAGGATCAAGATTGGAGTAAAAAAATGAAATATATTGTAACAATTGAAGAAACATGTTCACAGGATTTTGTAGTAGAAGCAGACAACATAGAGGAAGCTAAAGACATTGCGATTGAAAAATATAATTCAGGAGATTTTATTTTAGATGATCCATGTCTTACTGAAAAATTAATGTCTGTTAGAAACGATTCTAACGAAGAAGAATGTACTAATTGGTTTGAGTTCTAAAGGAGTAAAAATATGAATACCTTAAAAGAACAAATGTTAGATAAAATAAAAACTGCTGATCATGCATATTATGCTTTAGATAATCCTATAATGACAGATGCAGAATATGATAGTCTTAGGGCAAAATTTATTAAAACATATGGTATTAGAGATTTAAATTATGTTCCAGGAGAAGTGTCTAATGATTTTATTCCTTTTAAACATCAAGTTCCAGTAATAAGTTTAAGCAAAATAAAAAGAACTGATACGGATAAATTTTTAAAAGAAATTAAAAAATTATGGCCAGTAGTATACGAACCTAAGATTGATGGGTTAACAGTCGTTGCTTATCCTAATAAAGATGGATCTTGTAAGTTTGTAACAAGAGGTAATGGTAAAATTGGAGAAATTTTACCTAATTTTATATCAAAATATATGGGAACAAATGTTAATAATACTGGTTATCCTATTAGAGGAGAAGTATATCTAGGATATAATGAATTTAAAGAAATAAATTATGATAGAAAAATAAAAGGAGAAACTTTGTTTAAAAATCCTAGAAATGCAGCAGCTGGAATTTTAAGAAATAAAGAGTGTAGTCCTTATATAAATAAATTAAATTATTTATGTTATGATATTTTAGGTCAAGATATTTCTGAAAAAGATAAATTAGATTTAATAGAATCTAAATCAAAATTCACAACTGTACCATATTTTGAAGGAGATAGTCCAAATGATATAAATGATATGGTTGAAGATTTCTATGTTAATCATGTAGATGGTAACATTCCTATTGATGGAGTAGTAATAAAATCTAATCTAAACAAAAGTTTAGAAAAATTTGGTTTTACGAATCATCATCCAAATAATGCTTTTGCATGGAAAGATATAGGCGAAAAATCTATAACTAAAATTTTAGACGTTAAATGGAACGTAGGTCGTTCTAAGATAACTCCAGTTGCTATTCTAGAGCCTGTAGAGTTAAATGGCTCTACTATTTCTAAAGTATCTATTCATAATTTAAACATAATAAAAAAATTAAATTTACATTATAATGATACTGTAGAGATAGAAAAAGTAAATGAAGTTATTCCTCAAATTACTAGAGTAATCAATCGTGAAGAAAATTCTACTCCTATTAATAAAATACTTTATTGTCCATGCTGTAATAGTATCTTAGAAGAACAAAATGGTCAATTATATTGTACAAATAAGAATTGTGATGATAGATTGATTAGAGAAATAGAATATTTATCTTCAAAAGAAATGTTTGACATAAAAGGACTTTCTAATAAAACAATAAAAAAGATTATACAAGCTAATCTTATAAAAGATGGTCCTATGTCTATTTTTAATTTAAAAACATCAGACCTTATTTCTTTAGAGGGATTAGGCCCTAAATCTGCCACTAAATTAATTCAGGAAATAAATAATGTTTTATCTGTAGATATTCCTTTATCTACTTTTATAGCTGCAACATGTATTAATGGAATAGGAAAAGATGTTGGTAAAATATTAGCCACAAAATATAGGACTATAGATAAAATTATAAATGCTTGTAAAACTAAAGAAGATTTTACTACATTATATGGTATTGGTTCAGAAACGAATATTATATTACATTCACAAGATTTTATTGACAAACTAGTATATTTATTAAAATGGTTAACTCCTAAAGAATGTAACAAACAAATTAATGCTAATAGTAAATTGTTTGTTATTACTGGAACATTGACTAAACCTAGAAATTATTATAAACAATTGATAGAAAAACATGGTCATAAAGTAATAGATAGTGTATCTAAAAAAGTAAACTATTTATTAGTTGGTGAAAATGCTGGAAGTAAATTAGATAAAGCTATAAAAAATAATATAAAAATAATAAATGAAGATACATTATTTAGTATTTTAAAGAAAGGTTGATATGTTATATGAGTCAGTTTGAAACAACAAAAGATTTATTGGATTATATAGATAGTATTGATGAATTAGAGTATGCTAACGATAAAAATACAGATCATTTTAAAATATCTAGTATTGATCAAGCTAATTATTATGTAAAAAAATATAAAGAATTAGAAGAAGAATATAATAATATTAATCAAAGCGCAAAAGATTGTTTAGAAGAATATTCTCTCAAAGTAGATAAATGGAGAGAAAATAGTATTAATCCTATTATAAATAAAATGGATTATTATAAAAACTTATTAGAAGAATATGCTCATAATCAATTAGACAATTCTAAAAAGAAAAGTTTAAAACTAATAGAAGGTATTATTTCTTTTAGAGCACAGCAACCTATTATTAATTATGATGAAGAAACTATGATTAATTATTTAAAAGAACATAATAACAATTGTTTAAGAACTACATTTAAAGTAGATAAGAAAGAATTAAAAAGTCTAGGACAAATTAAAGATAATAATTTTTATTTTAATGATCAATTATTAGACTTTGTTAATGTAGAAAATAAAGAACCCACTTTTTCTATTAAATAATATTAATTATTATTTAAAAATTAATATTGAAAAGAATAATAAGCTATGATATTATAAGAAATAAGGTCAAGTTATTATGTTTTCTAGCAATTTTAAAGATAAAATTAAACAAAAAATAAATTTGTTGGAACTAATAAAAGAGTATACAGATTTAAAACCAGCTGGAGACAATATATGGCAAGGAAGATGTCCTCATCCTGATCATGATGATACAACACCATCTTTTCGTGTATGGAAAAATAATGATAATACATGGAGTTGGGCATGTATGGGATGTCATGTTGGAAAAAAGGATACAAAAGATAATAAATATAGAAATTATGGTTCTGATTGTTTTGCTTTTGTACAATGGATGTCGGATCATAAAAATAGTAAACATATTTATAGTTTTACTGAATCTATTATGATCTTAGCTGATAAATATAATATTCCATATTGTTCTAATGATAAAAATAATAAAATTGCTTCTTTATTAGAAAAAAATTATATTAAAGCAAAATGTTTTAATATAAATTTATCTAATCAAACTAAAAAATATTTATATAACAGAGGATTAGATGATTATGATATACAAAAATGGTGTATAGGATCTAATCTATTTAAAAGTGGTTTTAGAATTACTTTTCCTTTGTTTGATTCTAAAAAAAATGTATTAGGTTTTTCTTCAAGATTAATATCTAAACAAAATAATTATAGTAAATATATTAACTCAAAAGAATCAGAATGCTTTCATAAAAGATCTTTTTTGTATGGAATTCATTTATTAGATGAATCTTGTGATGAAATAAGAATAACAGAAGGTGTATTTGATGTTATTTTGAGTAATAAATATAATACAAAGAATGTTGTTGCTACTTTAGGTACTGCATTTACTAAAGAGCATGTAAGCATTATCAAACATTTAAATAAAAAACCAGTATTTTGTTTGGACGGAGATAAAGCAGGACAAAGAGCCACTTATAATGCTGTTAAATTATTAGCTGAAGAAGGTATATATTCTAAAATATGTATCTTACCGAATAATATGGATCTAGCGGACTTGGCCAATCAAAAAAAGAATGATTTAGAAAAATATATTCAAGATAATTCATTATTATATTTCCAATTTTTATTAAAAGATTGTTCTAAATTATTTGATTCTAAATTAAATGAATTAAGATTAAATTTTCTTCCTAAGATATTAGATGTTGCTAAAAGTGTTAACACTAAAGAAGAAAAAATAATTTTTAATAATTTTATACAAGAAAGGTTTGGAATAAAACAAATATGTTGATTTGTCAATCTTGTTTAAAATCAGAAGTTTGCTATATTAATATCTTTTTTTCATCAAAATTAAAACATATAAAATTAGATGTAAAAAATTGTTCAGAGTATAAGGCTAATGTTTTTGCTACTAATAAAAACAAAAAAGAATTAACACATTATACTCCTAAAACAGAATATAAAAGATTAAATTCAGCAGATGTAAATAAGCATTTAAGTAATAATGATGTTACGGTTGTATGCGATAAATGCAAAAAAAATATACTGTTTGAAGATTGCATAGAAACTATAGATCATAGAACTTTGTGTGAAGAATGTTTTGATAATGAAGAACCAACAAGATTAGATTAATATATATAATAAAGGAGTCAAAAAAATGACAAAAACAGAACTAATTACTAGAATATCCGATGAACTAGGACTAACAAAAAAGGAAGCAGAAAAGAATTTTAATGGAATTTTTTCTGTTATCAAAGATGTTCTTTTAGAAGATGGTACAATTCAGATTAATGGATTTGGTGCTTTTTCTATTAAAGAAAGAAGCGCTAGAAATTGTTATAATTTCAGAACTAAAGAAAGTATGCTTGTTCCAGCATTTAAAACAATTTCTTTTAAACAAAGTAGAACATTAAAAGATTTAATAAATAAATAGTATATTACTGATGCGTATATGGATTTTTATTTTATCCCATATACGCATCAGTAATATAAAATAAAATGAGAGAACATATGAGATCAACAGAGTTAAAAAAAAGATATAAAGATGAAAAAGTATATGTAATTCCAAATAAATATTTATTTAAAGTACCAAATGGATTTACAGATATATCTAAATATAATAAAAAACAGATAAATAATTTTATGTCTATTTTTGAGAATAAAGGTTTTTTTATTCCTAGATATGATGCTGAATATAATGATGCTATGCAACAAATCATACCTTATACTATTATTTTAAATAAGAATGAGTCAAAAATGTATGTATCTTATAGAATAGATGGAGATCCTAGATTAAATAATGTATATTCTTTAGGATTTGGAGGGCATATAAATATTGAAGACATGTATAGTTTAAATAATGACAACTATTATTCTTTAATAGAAAGTGCTGCTAATAGAGAAATACAAGAAGAAATTTATATACATAACAATTCCATTAATAAAACTTTAATAGGATTTGTTAGAGATATAATTAGTGAAACTAAAGAACATTTTGGTATTATATATGCATTAAAATTTAATAATAAAATTTCTATAAAAGAGACGAATAAGCTCAAAGGAAAATGGATGTCAATGGCAAAGATTGTAGACAATTATTATCAATTTGAAGCTTGGTCTCGTTATATAATAGATCATCTCTTTGTTCTACATAAAAACAATAAAAAATTATTAGAATAGAGGAGCTTTTTATGCATTATAAAATTATGAAACGTTCTGGAATAATGGAAAACTTTAATATAAATAAAATTATAAATACTATTACAAAATCAAATAAAGATGTTAAAAGTAAAATCAATAAAGAAGAAATACATGAATTAGCTAATAGTATCTTTAAACAATTAACAAAAAAAAATAATTTATTAACTGTAGAAGATGTTCAAAAATCTATTGAAGAAAATTTAATACAAAAAGGTTTCTTTGAAGTAGCTAAATCATATATAACTTATCAAAAAGTTCATATAGAAAGAAAAAAGGCTGCTCAAAAATTAATGAAATCATATACTAATTTATTATTTACTGATGCAAAAGACATGGACTTAAAAAGAGATAATGCAAACATAAATGGAAACGCCCCAATGGGTATAATGCTTAAACTTGGTACAGAAGGAGCAAAAACGTGGGCAGATAAATATGCATTACCTTCTAAATTTGCTGAAGCAGATAATCTTAACTACATTCATATTCATGATAAAGATTTTTCTTATATTTGTTGGAATTGTATGAATATAGACTTATTAAAGTTATTGCATAACGGTTTCTCAACTGGACATGGTTTTATTAGAGAGCCACAATCTATTCGTTCTTATGCAGCTTTAGCTTGCATCGCTATTCAATCAAATCAAAATGATATGTTTGGCGGACAAGCAATTAATGCTTTTGATTATGCAATGGCTGAAGGTGTAAGGAAATCTTTTAAAAAAATAGTGATAGAAACAATATATGATTTTTGTTATGGATATATTCCTAATGTAAATATAGATTTTACTACTTTTAAGGATAAAATAAAAAAAGAATGTAATAAGTATACTATAAGATATACAGAAAAGTTAAAGAATGAGAAGTATTATTTTGATTTTAATTCTATTAATAGTATTTATTATGTATTAAATTCTATATTAGATACAGATATTGATTGTGCATATCCAGATAGAATATATAATATTGCATGTAGAAAAATAGAAGAAGAAACAAAGCAAGCTATGGAAGCAGTAATACATAATTTTAACTCTCTACATAGTAGAGCTGGTGGGCAAGTTCCGTTTAGTTCTATTAATTTTGGTACAGATATTTCTCCTGAAGGAAGACTAGTAACAAAAGAAATTTTAAATGCTACTTATGATGGATTAGGAAATGGAGAAACTCCTATATTTCCTATTTCTATATTCAAACTAAAAAGAGGAGTAAATTATGATACTACAGATCCTAACTATGATTTATTTAAATTAGCCTGTAAGGTTTCTGCTAAACGATTATTCCCTAATTTTGTTAATATAGATGCTTCTTATAACTTAAAATATTATCAAGAAGGAAATTATAATAGTGAGATAGCTACAATGGGTTGTAGAACAAGAGTTATTTCAGACATAAATGGTGATGATATTACTGGTGGCAGAGGTAACTTTAGTTTTACTACTATTAATTTGCCTAAATTAGCATTAGAAGCTAAACAAGATATAGATAAATTTTGGGAGTTATTAGATAAATATATTACATTATCTCATGACTATTTATTATATAGATATAACATTATAGTTAAAAAGCATGTATATAATTTTCCTTTTGCTGTAGGTCAAAAAATAGCTGTAGGATCAGAAAATTTAAAACAAGAAGATACGTTAGAAGAAGTATTAAAACATTGTTCATTATCAATTGGTTTCTGTGGTTTAGCAGAATGCTTAGTTGCTCTTACTGGTAAACATCATGGAGAATCTATTGAATCTCAAAATTTAGGTATTGAAATTATTAAATATATAAGAAAAAAAACAGATCAATATACTAAAGATGAACATTTAAATTGGAGTACTTTTTCTACTCCAGCTGAATCAACAGCAGGATTATTTCAGAAATCTAATCAAAAAGAATATGGAATGATAAAAGGCGTAACTGATAAAAATTATATGACTAATTCTTTTCACATACCTGTATACTATAAGATTAATGCTTATCAGAAAATTCAACTTGAAGCTCCTTATCATGAATTATGTAATGCAGGACATATAAGTTATGTTGAAATGGATGGAGATCCTACAAAAAATTTAACAGCTTTTGAATCTATAGTTAGATGTATGCATGATTCTAATATGGGATATTTTTCTATTAATCATCCTGTAGACCGTGATCCTATTTGTGGTTATACAGGAATTATAGAAAATGAATGTCCTCATTGTCACAGAAAAGAGGAAGAACATAAACATTTAGCTTTAAAAAAGTATAGTGATGATTAAATAAGGAGAATATATATGAATAGTTTTTATGATAATTTATTAAAAATAGGTGATAAGTATATTGATTTTAACAATAATGGAATAATTGTTGAAACTCCTGATATTAAAATAGTTAATAATCAACAAAATAACAAAAACATAATGAAAGCATTTGTATTTTCAGAATATGAAAATATAATTGAAGAAGAAAAAGGAAAGTTTAAAAGTGCATATAAACAATTTTGTGCTAATACCTTTGACTGTACAGTTATTTTAGACGGTTTAATTGATAATACTATTACAAGCATGCAATATGCTCAAGCTTCAAAAAATTTTTTAAAAAATAAAGCATATCTTTTTAATAATCATATAGATGGATATAATGCCGTAAAATATCCAGTAGCTATTAAATTATATCGACAGCTTATGGATATAAACAATAAGATAGTAAATAAATATTCATATATGTTTATTATATGTATGGATGCTAATCATTCTGATATTGTATACTGTAAAGTTTTTAAAAATCTAAACAAGTTAATAGATTATCATTATGCATGTGTTGATTATACATCTTCTTTCTTTTCGTATTTATATATGGCTCAACCAGTAAAAACAAAACAAATATTTTACAATAGAAATGATATATACAATAATCAAGAAGAACTTATTAGATTTAAAACAGCTATATTGAATAAAAATATTACTGTTAATAATGATATATATATAACTGTTAAAAATTTAGATTATTATCAAAATAAATTTCCGTTATTTGAAGGAATTATTTTAACAATACTTAAACAAGAATATAATAAGAAGAAAGTAAAATATAATGAGTAATAATCCTAAAAAAACGTTTGTTGATATGAGTAAATTTTGGAAAACTATAAATGAACATAATAAACAGAAAGGTGCTGTAAGTAAAATGCAAATAAGATCAAATTTTAAAATGTCTGCTAAAGAACAAGAGTATTATTTAAATGCTTTGAAAGAAAAAGAAGGTACACTTGATAACATTTCTGAAGTTTACTTTTCTTTAAATAAAAACAATAATGATGTAGATGTAGATTATACTATTAAAGAACCAAAATTTGAACGTATTAGACGTATTACAGGCTATTTAACAGGTGATTTAAATAGATGGAATAATGCTAAACAAGCTGAAGAACATGATAGAGTAAAACATATTTAATAATTAAGACACCTTATTGGTGTCTTTTAATTTATTATATCAAAAGAGGAGAATTGTTAATGAAATTTTTTAAACAAAAAAATATTGAAGTAATCACTATTGAGGGAATTATTAAAGCTTATGGAAAAAATGGATTTTCTAAGAAAAAAAATACTATTGAATTATTAGATGAATTAAATAATATAGCTAATAATGAAAAGATAGATGGCGTTTTATTGCGATTAGATAGTCCTGGAGGCGCTGCTGGAACTTCTGAAGAGATTTATCAAGCAGTTAAGCATATTGCATCTAAAAAACCAGTTATAGCTTCTATTGGTAATACAGGATGTTCTGGCGCTTATTTAATAGCTTGTGGTGCTAATGAAATTATAGCATCTAATATGTCAATTGTTGGATCAATTGGAGCTATAATGACTATCCCAAATATTAGTAAATTAAAAGATAAAATTGGTATTGATGTAACAACTATTAAATCGGGAAACATGAAAGATATTTGCAACGTTTTTAAAGATATGAATGAAGAAGAAAGAAAACTTGTTCAAGATCTCGTATCTGAATGTCATCAAAATTTTATTAATATTGTAAAAGAAGCTAGAAAAGATAAGATGTCTGATAATATTGATGAAGTATTAGATGGTAGAGTATTATCTAGCAGAACAGCTTTACAATACGGTTTAATTGATAAAATTGGAACATATGATGACGCTATTGAGTTATTATGTAAAAAATTATCAACAGACAGAAGTAAAATTAATATTAAATATGAAAAACAAAAAACTAATATTATTAGCAAATTAATTCAAACATCTGCTTCTGGTTTTATTGATTGTTTATTAAGTAATGATCTTGATAATATTAATTGTTTGCAAAAGTTTAAACTTTGATAAAAAGTTTATTAATAAAAAAATATAATTCTATTTAAATAAAAGAAGAAACTAGTTTTTTTTACTAGTTTCTTCTTTTATTTTTATTATACTAAAAAAAATATAGATAAATATAAGGTGAAATAAAAAACATGTTAAATATAGAATTAAAAAGATTTAAAAAAAAAGTAGAAAAAGAAATTGATGAAGCTTTAGTACTTCAATGTAGTATTAAAATAGCAAACCCTAATAAACTAGTAGAAACTATCTTAAACTTATGTAAGGAATATCATAAAAAAGAACAGGAATTAGAACTAAAATAAAAGGACGTGTATGTTAATGTTATATTATCCGCATCATGTTCATGTTGCTAATGGAAGTGTAGGAGATTCTATATTAAGAATAAAAGATTACGTTAAAAAAGGAAAAGAGTATGGACTTGATTCCTTAACAATTACAGATCATGGAAGTTTAAGTGCCATGTTTGACTTTGTTTCTGAATGTAATCAAAATAATATTAAACCAATAATAGGCATGGAAGTATACGAGACAGAGGATATTTCAATAAAAGATAAAGAGCATAATACTAGATATCATCTTGTTTTGTTGGCAAAAACAGAAGAAGGAATATCTAATTTATTAATGATTCATAACATAGCATCTACAGAAGGATTTTATTATAAACCACGAGTAGATTATAATATTTTAAAAAAATACGGCAAAGGTATTATTGCTTTAAGTGCATGTGTTGCAGGTAGAATACCAAATGCGATCTTGCATAATGATTTTAAAAAAGCAATTCGAATGATACAACAATATAAAAAAATCTTTGATGATTTTTATTTAGAAATACAACCGGGAGAATTTGATGAACAAATTATAGTAAATGATGCATTAGTTAAATTATCTAAATTAACTAATACTGAATTAATAGCGACTAATGATATTCACTATTTAAATAAAGAAGATTCAATAGCTCACAATGCTCATGTGTTACTAGGAAGAAAACAAGAGACATTATTTTTAGAAAATAAAATGATATATCCAGATGATTGTTATTGGTTTATGGATAGAAAAAATATATTTGAATCATTTAAAAGAACAAAGTTTGTATCTGACGATATAATAAATGAAGCAATAAAAAATACTATTAAAGTATCAAAAAAATGTTCATATAAAGTAGATAATAATATATATATGCCAAAATATATTGAAGACAATCAAGACGAATTGTTGTATAATTTATGTTATAAAAGATTAAATAATATTATTCAAAATAAAACTAATCCTTTTATATATGTAAAAAGATTAGAAAAAGAATTAAATGTTATTAACAATTTAGGTTTTAGTGGATACTTTTTAATAGTTAGAGATTATATAAATTGGGCAAAAAAAAATAATATAGCAGTAGGCCCTGGACGTGGTTCAGCAGCTGGAAGTTTAGTTAGTTATTTATTGGGAATATCTAAACCAGATCCAATAAAATATAATTTATTATTTGAACGTTTTTTAGATGCTAATAGAGCCGCTATTCCTGACATAGATGTAGATTTTTCTCCATCTAAAAGAGATAATATGTTTAAATATATAGTAAATAAATATGGATATGATCATTGTGCTTTAGTAGGTACATTTCAAATTAGAAAAGCCAGAAAATCAATTAAAGATGCTGGAAGATTATTAGGTATAGAACCTAAGATATGCAATGAAATTTCTCAAAACGTACCAACTGTATACTATGGTGATAATGACGAAAAAATGATAGATTTAGATATAAAAACTAGTTTAAGAGTTAATAAAACTTTATCTGATTATGAAAAACAATATCCAGATTTATTTAAACTAGCTATAAGCATAGAAGATTTACCTTCTTCTGTTGGCGTTCATGCTGCTGGTGCAATTATTAGTCCGATTTCTTTAACAAATAAAATACCGTTAATAAAACCTAATAAAGAAGGTATTTTAGCTACGTCACTAAATCTAGATGGAGCAGAAAAAAGTTTTGTAAAATTTGATTTTTTAGGATTATCATATATAGAAATAATTCATAATACAGAAAAAGAAATAGGAACTTTTTTTGATTTTGAAAATGATAAATTATTAAATGATAAAAAAGTATGGAATATGATTAGTTCAAAACATACAACAGGTATCTTTCAAATATCTAGTAAAGTTTATAAGGACAGAATGTTTAGGTTAAAACCAAAAACAATACAAGAATTAGCCGCTTGTTTAGCATTAATTAGAGGACCTTGTATATCCACAAAACTAGATGAAAAATATATGCGTATATTAGAAGGAAAAGATAAAATAGAATATATTTGTGATGAATATAATAATCCAACAGAAGATACTTTAGGAATACCTGTATTTCAAGAACAAATTATGAATATTTTTGTTAATTTTGGTTTTGATTTAAGTACAGGTTATAAGTTTATTAAAGCTGCTGCTAAGAAAAAAATAGATAAACTAAAAGAATATAAAGAAGAGTTTATACTAAAAGCTAAACAAAAAAATATAAGTACTGTTAAGGCAGAAAAGATATTTCACATACTAGAAAAGAGTGGAGAATATAGTTTTAATAGAGCACATGCTGTATCATATGCTTTTATATCTTATTGTTCTGCTTATTTAAAATGCCATTATCCATTATATTACATGAAAAATATCTTAAGTAATGCTTTTGTTAAAGTAAAAAATGATAAAAATAAAGAATTGTATAAAGATATACTAGAAGAATGTAGATTTTTAGGAATTAAATTTTTACCGCCAGATATTAATAAATCTGATTGGGAGTTTTCTGTAGAAGATAATAAAATCAGAATAGGATTATGCGCTATTAAGGGATTAGGCGAAAAAGCTTTTAATCATTTAAAAGAATTACGACCTTTTAAGGATTTTGATGATTTATTAGAACGTACAGAAGCTAAATCTTTTAATAAAAATTGCATCAATGTATCTATTTTTTCTGGCATATTAGATTCTTTATTAAAAGATGATGAAACAAGATTAGATTTATTTTATAAAAAGAATAGTGATATAGGTTATGCTAAAATAGCTGGAAAAGAATTATCTATTAATTATCTCATGGATCCAAATAATTATGAAGCTATAGAAAAACTTTTATTAGGAGAAAACTTTATTTATAGTATATCTAATAATTTAGAAAGTATAAATTGGTTATCAATGAAAGAAAAACAAACATTTAAAATAGATAATGTATTTATCCAAAAAGTGACTAAACCTAAATTAGATAAAAATGGTACATTATTATTAACTACTGGTAATGGAACCATTTCATGTAGAATAATGAACAATACTTATAAAAGAAACTCTAAAATAATTAATGGTATTAGAAAAAATAAAATGTATAAAATAATAGCAATTAAAAATAATAATGATTGTTATCTACAAGAAATAGAAAAATGTGCATAATATTAATATAATAGGAGAAATTAATATGCTTTATTGTTATTATTATTTAAGAGATAGTATAAGTAGATTAGAATATTTAGAAAAAGTTTTTAAAAAACAAATAGAAAATCCTAAAAAAGATTTTAAATTTACATTGCATACGGCCAATATAAAAGAGACATATTGCGATATTTGTTATGCTTTACAAGAATATTGCGTTATGGATAGTTATTATTATAATAAAGCAATTCCTTTTTTATCATTATTGGAAATAGTAAAAAAGGAACTATTAAATGCAAAAGATGTAAAGGAGTTTTACAATGTTGTACAAACTTGTAATCAAATTACTAAAAACATTATTCTTAAAGATTTTGAAGACGCTTATGAAGGAGATTATAGCGAAAATTATGCAGAAAGTAGAACAAAAGAATACGATTGTTTTAAAAAGGAAATATTTGAATCAATACGTAATGGAATGAGTAGTCAAAATAGAAGTATTAAAGTATTACATTTAAATGCTAAAATTGGATTAAGCAGTGATAATTTTAAACAATGTTTTTTTGAAGATTGTTATGAACTTTATGGTGTAGATATCAAAGAAAGTATTGATACAATATATAAATATAATTATAAAAGAATAATATATGGTCCTTTAACTGGTTCAATTATTAGTAATGGAACATTTGATTTTGTATTTTATTCTACTAATTTTTCTAAAGAAAAGAAAGATTATTATAACTTTAATGCAAAAAGAGAAGAAAAAGAGTATTTAACAAGAGCAATTCAATATTTAAGAAAAGATGGATATTTATTGTTAAATATTCCTAAATTTAAATTGTATAAAGATTTATGTTTATTATTAGTAAAAAACTTCTATGATATTAAAGTTATTAATCCAAATAATACTAATAGATTATATGATGTTTATATATTGGCTAAAAAAAGAGCTAATAAGGAAGAAGAAATTGATCAACAACTTTATAATAATCTTAGATATAATATAGATTCAATTACAGTAAATTTATCTTCTACAATGGATTTAAGTATAGTATTACCTAGAAACGAAATAGATTTAAAACAGTTTAGAGGTAGTATTATTGGAAAATCTGAATTGATGTCTTTGTATAAAAAATCAACTGCAACTAAAATGTTTTGGGAACAACAAAATGAAAACATGTCAAACAACAATAATAAAATTCCATTATTACCTTTTAATGCTGGACAATTAGGATTAGTTTTAACATCTGGTTTTTTAGATGGAGTCATAGTAGAAGATAACGAACATTGTCATGTAGTAAAAGGTAGAACTGTTAAAAGAACCGAGAATAATGACAACATTGAAGCTATTAATGAAACAATAGAAGTTACAGAAATTACATCAAATAGAGTAGAAATAAATGCTTTTTTACCAGATGGAACTTTTAAAAAATTAGCGTAAAGGAGTTGTATTTTATTGTATTTTGAAATAGATGATATAAAAGATATGCATGCAAATATAGTTTCTGCTTCGTATAATTCAGGAGTATGTTATGCTTCTATTTTTGGATATATTCAACAAACAAAAAATATGTTGAAACTATTAAAGAAAAAAAGATGTACTTTTAATGTACACGGTAGATATTTTACTAGTTATCCAGATGATTATAATATTTATACTACTAAAGTTCCTGACAGTGACTTTAATCATACTATTATTTTTAAAAAAGATAAGGTGTATGTAGATAGTAGTGGTGTAGAAAACTATAATGGTTATATATATAGAGAAATAAGTAAAGAGAATTTATCATTATATCCTGGATATGATAATGATGCTTATAGAGATATTGATAGTTTTGTTTTCCCAGAAGACTTATTGAATAGTATTTTTAATAAAATTTATAACAACTCTTCTTTGCCTATATTAAAAGAATGGACAGAATATATTACTTATCAATTATTTAAAAAGCGTTATATTTCAACACTTAATTTTGAAATGGAACAAGAAAGTAATGATGATTATACTTTAATCGGATATGTAATAAATGTGCCTATTCCATCTTTAATAGAAATCATATCTTCTGGTTTAAAAAATCATGATATTTATATAGATAAAAATTTATCACTTACTCCTTCAGATTCAATGAAAGCTATTGAAGGTTTAGATGGATATTTAAATACGTTCTCTGATGTATTAGCAGAAAAAGTACAAAATAGTTTTATTCCTAGATTCATACCAAATCAAAATAATTATAGTCAAGAATTGTTAGATTTTATAGATTATGTTTCTTATAAGAGAAAGATAAAATTATATCCTGCACAAAAAGATGTAATTCAAGCTGTTAGTAATTGTTTGGACGATAAAAATGCTGCTTTTATTATTGGAAGTTGTGGAACTGGTAAAACTGTTATGGGCACAGGAGTTGTAATGGTAAACAATAAAAATAAAAAGAAAATGACAAATATAATAATGTGTCCAGCTCATTTAGTAAACAAATGGAAAAAAGAAATAGAGTTATCTGCTCCATTATCAGAAGCATATATTATTTCTAATCTTAAAGATTTATTAGCAATTGTTCCAAAGATTAAGCAGAAAAAATATAAAAAAAATATATGGTTAATATTAAGTAAGGAATCTGCCAAATTTGGATACGAAGAAAGGCCTTCTGCTATATGGTCTTATGCAAAAAAAGGATATATATGTCCAGAATGTGGCAAACCATTATTTAATTATAAGTATGAAGGAAGAGGCAGAAATCGTGTAAGAAAAATAGAATTCTTTAACGAATCAAGTTTTTTAAAGCATACATTTGAGAATAATGTTTGTATGAATAAAATAAAAAAATTTAATAACATTAAAGGCGTTTATGAAGAAGTTGAATGTAATGCTAAATTATGGGAACCATGTATAAAAGATTCTTTGTTTGATTGGGTTAAATTAGGTAAACAAGGCTGGATAGAGAAAAAGCTAATTAATCAATTAAAAAATAAATTAGATAATAAAAATATGCTTAGTAGAAATGAACGTGAATTATTAAAGGCTATTAATGATACATTAGATAATGAATATCCGATTCAAAAAGCACCTAAAAAATATCCTATTGCTAAATATATAAGAAAATATTTAAAAAATTATATTGATTATTTTATAGCAGATGAAATGCATCAGTTAAAGGGAGCTGATAGTGCACAAGGAGAAGCTTTCGGTGATTTAGCATTTGCAGCTAATAAAGTTATAGGATTAACAGGAACATTGTTGAACGGATATGCTTCTGGTTTATTTTATATTTTATATAGAACTTTTCCAAAATTAATGAAGAAAGAAGATTTTCTATATACAGATGATGATAAATTTACTACTGAATATGGTGTTATTAAAAAAACTAGTAAATATAAATGGGAAAACGGTATACAAAAAGATAAATTTGGAGTAACAAAAGTAAAAGCATTGCCAGGAGTATCTCCATTAGTATTTACTAAGTTTTTGTTAGAAAATGCTGCATTCATTAGTCAAGAAGATATTTCTAGTGGATTACCAGCTTATACAGAAATTCCTGTTCCTATAGAAATGGATGACGATTTAAGAAGTGCTTATAATTCACTAGAGACAGAAGTTCAAGGCAATATAAAAGGCGGTTTTAATCTTAAAATAATGGGACAGTTAATACAAACATTATCTATATACCCAGATATGCCTTATAATGTATCAAATGTAATTCATCCAGATACAGGAGATGTAATTATTGAACCACCTTCATTAGATAGTTCGGTGTTAAGAAACAAAGAAGCACGTTTATTAGAATTAGTTAAAAGAAAAAAAGAAGCCGGAGAAAAAGTATTAGTTTATTATCATTGGACTAATAAAACAGATTTAGATACAAAATTACCTGCTTTACTAGAATCAGAAGGTATCAAAACAGCTGTATTAAAATCATCTGTAAAAGCAGAAATTAGAGAAGAATGGATTAAAAAACAATTAAATGAAAACATTGATGTTTTAATATGTAATCCAACTCTAATAGAAACCGGATTAGATTTATTAGATTTTACTACTATTATTTATTATCAAATGGGATATAATTTATATACTATGCGTCAAGCATCTAGAAGAAGTTGGAGATTATCTCAAACTAAAGATGTAGAAGTTTATTTCTTATATTACAAAAAGACTATACAAGAACAAGCATTATCGTTAATGGCAACTAAACTACAAGCTTCTATGGCAATAGAAGGAAAATTTAGTGAAGAAGGATTAAATGCTTTGTCTAATAATGAAGATATTTTTAGTCAAATTGCATCTAGTGTAGCGGAAGGAATAAAAGATACTGTAGATATAAATGTATTCAAAAAGATATCTGTAAATAGTACTATCGAGCCTAAAAAAGAATATCAAAAAAATACAAGTTATAATAATATGAATAAAATATCTTATTCATGTTTTATAGATCCTAAGAAAATCAATAAAAAGAAAATAATCAGTAAGATTGATTATTTAGAATTAAAAATTCTAAATAATCCTATTTTATTATTTAAAGCAGGATAAAATGTCCTGCTTTAAATAAAGGAGATATATAGTATATGAATGTATTAGATTATTATAAACAAATTGTTTTATTAAAAAAAGAAATTTTGAATGCATTAGTTACATTTGAACGTTCAACGTCTATTAGCTCTCTTAATAAAAAATTGAGAACCTTTTTTGTTCATACAAATTATAATAATTTAAATATTATATCTGTTAGAGTTATAATTAAAGATATTAACTCATTAGAGATAATATTTAAAACAGATAGAAATCAAAATATTAATATATTATATAATAAAAAAGATTTATTAAGAGGATAATGAAAAATGAATTATGTAGTAATGAGATTAAAAGATTCATATAGTTTAGATTCATATAATGAAATAAGACCATACTTAAAAAAAGAATATATGTATATTGGTGATAACTATAATGAAGCACTTAAAATCTTTAACGATTCAGTTACTATAGCGATAGATGATATAAAAAAAGATGAATGTAAGAAATTTAACAATATATCTATAAAATTAATGCAATGTAAATACGATAAAAATAATGGTATTACCTTATTAGATAATAAAGATTTTGTCTTATTAGAATATAAGTCTTATCCAGCGTATAATCGTATGATTAATGATTTATTCTATGGAAAGGATAATTTATCTTATAATTGGCAAGAAATACCAGAAAATGGGCTATACTGGCCAACTAAAATATAATTTTTTAAGCTATTAATATTAAATATTAATAGCTATACATAGAGGTGCTAATATAAAATGTTACAACTTAAAAGAATAACTTGTCCTACGGACTTTATGAAATGTAAAGCTTCTGGAGAAATATTAATGTATGGAGATTTTTATTATCAAGATATGGATGATCCTTCTATTGTAATAGGTGCTAGATATTATAATAATATGAAAAAACAACGTAAAGAAAATCAATTTGATTACACAATATTAAATAATGCAAAAAGCCAAAAAGAATATCAAGATCAGTTACAAAAAGCAGAACAAGAATATTTACAATCTACTATGTTAGATATGCCAATCTTAGGACAAGAAGCAGAAAATTATCAAAAGGAGTACGACAATAAATGAATTATAAAAACACTTCTGATGATGAAAAAATTTGTAAATATATAGCCTTTGGCTTAATAGCAACAGGGGTAGAAGGAGCATATAACGGATATAATCCAGATACAGGTGCTAATGGTTATCCAGCAGTTGGTGTAAGTGGATGGACCGATAATCGTTTACAAAATTTATTAGGAATGATTCCTGGAGGAGATAAATATCAAAATAAAACATCTAGCGATTTTGAAAGTGATCCAGCATTAAAACAAGGTTTACTTGATTTATTAGATAGTCCAAACGGACAAAAAGCTCAACAAACAATGTTAGCAAATGATAGTGCTGTTTATGTTACAACTAGTAAAGATTATGGATTAACTGATCCTAAAGTATTAATTTATGTTGGAATATGGCAACCTACAAGTACTACATTCGCTCCATCAATGGCTTCTAAACATGGAGGAAATGATCTAAATACAGTACATAATTATTTTAAAACTCAATATTATGCTGATGCTAAGGTTGGCTCACAATATGCTGGAGGATATGCTAATCGTGCTGATAAAACATTGTATTGGGTTAATCAATGTGATTTATCAAAAGATCCAGATCCTAATATGATTATAAATTTTGATTCTGCTTTAGCTGGAGGTTTAACAGGTAAGGCATTGTCTTCAGATAGTGGCTTCAGATATATAGAACATGGAAAAACTGTAACAATTATTAAACTTCCAGAAAATAAAACTTTTGCTGAACCTATTTATCCTGATCTTATAACAGTATCTGATACGGTTCCACAATGGATTATAGATGTTGCCGTTCAAAAACAAAATACAAAAATAGAAGATAATAATAAGCAAGAAAAAAATAATGAATCAAATAATAAAACAACAGACACTAAAAAATAGTGTCTGTTGAAATAAGTTTATCCAAATAATAATAATAGTGCAATAATTAAAGTTACTAAGCATCCACAACCTCCCATAGAAGATGCTTCAAAAAGTCCTCTTATAAGTGATAACGCTAACCATACTATTATTAATCCAACAAAAAAATCCATATCTTACCCCATACCTTTTTATTTAACTTTTATCATTTTTTATTTTAATTCAATATGGCATCTATGAGCTATTTGTACTTATTTTATTAATTTTTCTTTTGTTAATTATGATCATTTTAATACCTTCTTTCATTATATGAATACAATATTAGTATACTATTTTGAAATAAAAAAACAAGGAGGAACTGTTGTATATTGAGTACTGACAATACAAACTTAACTGAAAAAGAGATAGAAGAATTAAAAAAAGAACATCCAGATTGGGTAATTAATGGAAAATTATATTTAGATCCAGATGAAAGAGCAAAAGCTAAAGCAGAATACGATAAATTAGCAGAGGAAGCTAAGAAAAAGCAAGAAGAAGAAGACAAAAAAAGAAAAGAAGATTTACTACGATATGAAACAACTAGAGGTGTAGTAATTGGTAGTGATGCTTCTGTTGAGTTAAACAATGAAAATTTAAAAGAATTAGTTGGTGGTATAGACTTAAATGCTGCGTTAGGTAATGCAGAAGAAATAAAAAAAAGACAGCACTTATTAGATCCTACGAACTATTACACAGAAATTAAAACACCAAATCCAGGTAAACCGCCAAATAATGAAGATCCTTTTCCTGTGGATTTAAAAATAGAGGAATTAGAAGTACATAAGCCAGACATAAAAATATATAAAATTACTACTCCTCAAGAAGGTAGAGAAGCCGCTAAAGCTGCTATGAAAGTATCAGATACGGCAGAAAAAAGAATTATAAAATTAGAAAATATGATGGCTACTTTAACAAGATATTTATTTAGACTCGGTTCTCGTATGCAAATAAACTGTGTATATTATGGAGGACAAACAACTTTCCAAAAATATAAATGTATCAGATGTTTAAATGATAATAGAATTCAAGATGGACAAAATGTCCAAATTGACCAATGTCTTAATTGTACTAGATACGAACCTGTTTTTGGGCAATGTTATGAATTATTAAATGATTTAGGAGCAAATGTCGCTTCTATATTAGATGATAATCAAATGAGTTACACAAATATGGAAAGTTATATAGAACAAAATCGTTCAGAAAATTATCATACAGAAACAGAAAAAGCTAGTATAGATTTATCTACTGTTACAACTAAGATTGAAAAATCTTATAATGATAAAGACTTTAAAACAAGATGGGGAAATGGCATTCAAATGAAATGGGATTTAGTTCCAAAAGAGCAACAAAAACCTCACATAAATTGGAGACAATCTATCAATGATGATGGTTCTCATCTTAAAAGACTTGCTTCATTTCCTCAAAATGAATCTAATATGGGGGCAAATATAGTGAATAATAGTACATATCAAAATATATTTAAGAAAAACAAAGAAGCTATGGATGGAAATACAAATTCTTATTTAGCTGATTGGATTAGTGATGGAAAAACTGTAGGAAACAATATTAATGATGAACTGATTAATAAAATAAAAGGTGGTTGGGCACAAGAAATAAGAACTGCCATAAACGGTCAAAAGGGATTAGATGCATTAGCAATAGCTTGCTGTGCATTTATTTCTCAAAATGATATAAATTCTATAATATCTAAGTTGGTAGATATTATAGGTGTTACTGGAGTTGATAATCCAGCATTAAATATATCTGCTTATATGGCTGGTATAAACGCTATAATGGGATATAATGATATTCCTAGAATAGATAAAGTCGTTAAACCTAGCGATGATGACGATAAAAATAAAAGTACATCTGGAACAACAGAGACATATCATTTAAATTGGGATAATAGAGATACTTGGTATTGGACAGAATTTGCTGAACCATTGTCTATTAATGCAAAAGCAAATAATAATGGAGATATAAATACAATAATGTCGTTCTTTCCTCAAGTTTGTTATTTATATTGTGCTTTATTGCCTTATTGTAAAACGTCAGAGTATGATGGCGATTGGGCAGCTTTTCCATTTACAGATGAAGAAATATCTCAAGGTTTATACTTTACTTCAAAATTTGGTTATCGAGGAGAAAAAATGCATCATGGAATAGATTTAGAATGTGCACATGGAACTCCTATACATGCTATTCAAGATGGTATAGTCATAGATCCTAGTGGTTGGGGATCAGTAGACTGTAATGCTGTTATTATAGATCATGGTAATGGTATATATAGTAAATATTTACATTGTGCATCACACGCTGTAAATGTAGGAGCTACTGTAGCTAAAGGCGATGTTGTTGCTTATGTTGGCGGATGGGGCAATGGACATGATGGAACATATACTCCACATTTACATTTAGAAATAGGACCAGAATCATTAGCGGGAAGTAGTCAAAATCCAATTGATTATTATCCATTCCTTTCTGGATATGAACCAGAAAGAGGTAACCATTATTATGATTTAAAAAACAAACAAATGTATTAATAAAAAATAAAACTGCACCTAAGAAATATTTAGGTGCAGTTTTTATAAGTGAGGTTATAATATGTTATTAAAAATAAAAAATTTAAGAATAATAAATAAAGCTAACATAAAAATAAATGGTATAACAGTTATAACAGGAGATAATTGTACTGGAAAATCTACTATATGTAAAACTTTATTCACGATATTTGATACATTATATGATACTAAAAAAGAAATAAATAATTTATGTTATAAAAAGATTTTAAAAAAAAATTTTTCTGATGTATTTAATAATCAAATAAATTCTTTATCTGATTTAAATTCAATAGCAAATATTGTATTAACTATTAAAAATAAAAAAACAATAATCAAATTTAGTAACAATAAGTGCATAAAATTAAAAATACCACGTGAAACTTTTCATAATGCTTTTTATATAAATCATTCATCTGTTAAAGATTTATTGTTAGATTTACTTGCTAAAGATAACATTTTAACAGATGAAAAACATTCTTCATTTACTCAAAAAATATATACTATTTTAGACAATATAATTAATAGTAATACTATGCTTCAAAATAATAAATATAATAATTCTATTTATATTGATAACTTACCTATTAGTTTAAAGATGTTTATTATTTTAAAATTATTATTAAAACAACATGTCTTAAAGAAGAAAGACATACTTATATTAGATAAACCAGAAGCTTATCTTAATCCTAAGTGGCAAATACAATATGCACAAATTATTATATTGTTACAAAAAATTTTTGATTTAAACATTATTATAACAACACATAGTGCAGATTTTTTAACTGCTATTGAATATTATGCTAAGAAATACAAAAACATTAATAAATGTAAATTTTATTTAGCTAAAAATAAAGATAATTTTAATACTTTTATAGATGTAACAAAAAAGACAGAAGAAATTTATAAACAATTATTTGCACCAAAATTCTATTTAGATAAATTGAATTATGAGTTAACAAGAGATAAGTAGATAGTTAAAGTAAAATAGTGAAATTTTATATACTTATTATATAAAAATAAAAAGAGAAAATAGTATAAATCACATATTTTCTCTTTTTATTAACGATAATCTAATATAGTTTTCATTATTGATAAGCATATTAGATTATATTATGTATGTAGTTATTATATTATATTATATGTATTTATTCTTTTTCTGTAGCTGTTTTTTCTACTATTTTATTTAATGCAGTTTCGAACAACCATATACATGCATTAAATACCAATGGTAGAAAAATAGCGTCTCTAAATTTGTTCCAACCAGTTTCTTCTTTAGAAGAAGATTTTAATTCTGCTTTATATTTTTCTATAAAATCTTTTACTTGTGGAAGCATAGTATCTTTTAACCAAACTAAAAGAGCTGCTTTAGCTGTTTCTGTAACATATTCTTTTATATCCATGTCATTCATTATGTCTGTAAAATTCATTATTATTATCTCCTTTTAATTATAACATTTCACATTGATAATCTGTGATACCTCTAGCAATAGCTCGTGCAAATTCATCTGTAGCGTTTTCTAATAAATAAGCATCTTCACTATTATCTATAAAAGCTGTTTCTATTAATACAGCTGGCATAGATGTATGCTTTAATACAATTAATCCAGGATATTCTTTAACTCCTCTATCTATTGTATTTAAAGAGCTAACTATTTGACTTTGAATGCAGTTAGCTAATAGTTCAGAATCTCCGCCAAAACTATATATTTCTTGTTCTGTTCCTCTAGCACGTCCTGAACCAGATGCATTACAATGAATACTAACAAATATATCTGCGTTCCAATCATTTGCTTCTTGAACTACAGCAATTTTTCTGTCAGCATATCCACTATCATAATATAAGTTGTCTGATTGACGCATTTTAGTTTCTATGCCAACAGCATTTAAATATTTTTCAACTAGCTTACCTATTTTAGAGGCAATGTTTGCTTCTTTTAATCCATTAATAGGATTTACAGCACCTGGATCGTAATCTAAATCGTGTCCAGGATTTAGATATACCTTCATATAAATAACACCTCGTTTTTATAATTTTCAAATATATATTACTGTTAAAATAGTGTTATTTATTTTTTATAAAGAAAGGGAAATAAAAAATGGCTAAATATTTTAAAAAAATATATCTTAATTCTTTTATTATTAATAACATTGAGTCTATTTGTTCATCATTATCGGAAGATATTCTATATGAAGCTGTAGAATTTGATAATGGTTATGAAGCAGATTTGCATTTTGATTTTATTCAACTAGATAAGAAATCTACAATACAATTTTATTTTAAACTTTATGATGAAACTAATTGTTTTATTGACGATGGAAATGTTATTTATCATTCGCCCTTAGGTAAGTATTATCTGGAAGATGATGATGATAATACTTATGTAATAGAAGTCATGGAAAAATCTATAACTAATATTAATAAAGTAAATATAATATTATCTAAAAATAAAATAGAAATTTTTAATAAACATAAAATCATTAAAAATTCACTAACGTTTGAAAATACTTACTTAGAATATAAGAATAACAACCATATTACAATAGCTGAATTCTCTGATGGAAATAAAATATCTTGTAATGTATTAACAAATATTAACAATATTGTACATGAGTTTTTTCCATCTTCTGGGAACGATAAAGAATTATATCAAAAATGGTATATTATTGATTCTGAGATACAAGAACATGATATACATGTTATTGATATTAAAAAAGAGTAATTTTTTTGGCACTCCTTTTTTTCTTTTTTTTCGGAGTGCCAATTTTATTTTAAGCAGCAATTCTTTTAGCTTTATTTATGATTAAGATAGTTTCTCCATCTTTTTTACCATTTTGTTTTTGTCCTTCTACATATATCTTTTTAGTTAAATTAGTATCAAAACAAGAAACATATCTACTATATTTATTAGAATATACAGTAGCATTTATTTTACAATTATTAATTTCTAATTCAATAAACGCCATTAGTCTACCTTTTTTATCAACTATTTCTTTAGTACTTAATAACGTAGCTTCATTACTTACTTTTTCTTCTAAACAAATATTATCCCACCAAGATTTATATGTTATAGAGTATCCTAATGTATCGTGTTCAAATTGCATACAGACAAATTCATTATAAGAATTTGGATCATATCTTTCATCTTTTTCTTTTCTTAAATCATAAAACTTATTAATTAAGTTATATCTATTAGAATCTTCAAAATCAAAGGCTCCTGATTTTATTAAATTTATAGCCACTCTTTTATTGAAAGATTTTTTTGGTATTTTATTTAAAGCATCTTCTAAATTCTTATAAGGTCTGTTTTGTATTATATCAATTAAAGAAGATTCTCCTACGCCTTTAACTGAACTTATTCCATATAAGATATTATTTTGGTTAGGAGTAAAAGATTTTTGAGATAAATTTATGTCAGGAGTAGAAATTTTTATATTCATACTTTGTTCGCATATAGACATATATTTTTTCCTTTTATCTTCATTAGACATAGATAATACAGCAGACATAAATTGTACTGGATAATATTTTTTTAACCATGCAGTCATAATTGAAATATAACTATATGTTGCTGCATGTGATTTATTAAAACAATAATTAGCAAAACCCATTATATAATCAAAGTATTGTTTCATTTCTTCTACTGAATATCCATTAGCTAAAGCGCCTTTTATTTCATCTCCATATGTTCCTTTAGGATCATACCATGGAGCATTATCATTACTTTCCCAGCCTTCAGGCCCTTCACAATTTTTTTTACCGTAAATATGACATCTAATAAGCATTGGAAATAGCTTTATTTTTTTCTTCGTTGATACCGTCGGTTTCCCGATATTTCTTAGCGGACTAGACTATCTCTTCATCTCCTTATCTAGGAGAGCTTAGCGTTTAGTCGTTACACCCGATTTAACTTGGCACGGTATTCTCTGCTATCCTTTCGATAAAGGACCGTAGACTCTCTTACGAAGCGGCTTCGCCTATGGACGCTCTTTTTGAGCGGATTATGATTGTCACATAATCAGTCTTATTCAACTTCTACCGTTAGCCCGCTTTTAGTGCGGACACCCTATATTTGTAGGTTTACTAAGATTCAGATCAGTATGTTGCCATACTTCTGGCCTAAGTCTTTTAAATATTTTTTCTTGTTTTCTTTTTAGATATAAATCTATACTATCTTTATACATAACATCGCTAATCTTCATCGTATCTATTTTTTCTCCCCATTGACAATAATAGATATGATTTAATTTATTATATGTTACTTTTGTATTTTTTACATTATATAATTCAACAAAATAATCGTGGATTTGATTAACTATAGTTTTGGAACCGCAAAAACCAATATAACCTTCTTTTTTAGCAATTCCATCTCCATCAAAATATCCACGGATAAAATGTGGTATCAAATCACATGAAAGATTTGGAATAAATATACTATCTTTTGCACTTTTGTTTTGAATAATACCATATTGTTCTAAATCATTTGCTACTTGTATAGAGTTTATAGTTAATTTATATCTACTACTATTATCTCTTATATCATGATATATATGTGCATCGAAATTTCCATACTCATTTAATTTATCTAATATATATCTATCTTCTTCTAAAAGTTCAATAGAAATTATAGCTGTTTTATTTTTCTTTTGTTTAACAACTGAACCATCAGCAGCTAATAATCCAAGAAAATATGCTTTATCTTTAGTATTGATATTTTTAAAATATCTATTTTGCGAATTTTTTCCGCAAGCATGTCCTTTCATTTTTGCACCATATTTTATCATATATTCTCTTAATGTGACATCACTTACTCCATATATCATAGCAAGTTTATATATTGGTACTCTTTCTTTTTCATACATTTCTATACAAAATGGAATGTCTACTATTTTCTCATAATATTTTCTTATATGCCAATCCTTTTTATTGGAAGTATAATGAAATTTTTTTGCTGAAAGTGCTTCATCGATTTTTTCTTCATTTAATCCATGAGATAAAAATATATGTTTAATTTTTATTACATCTAATTTCATAATGTTCACTCCTTTATAGGATTTATTACTCGAAAAGATGTTTTATAATAACAAGAAAAAATATTAAGACCTTTAAGCTATTATCTTTCTAGTAATGCTATCAGCCTGTCCATCATTAAAGCCAGATACTTGTTTAGATATTGCCATTAATTGTTCTTGATATAAGATAGTACCATATGTTTCTTTTAAAATATTATCTATCCCTTTTAATGGAAATTTAATATTTTCTATACCATTTTTTACATTAGCATACTCTTTATCCATACCAACACTAATAGGGCCTGGTCTTGCTATTGCGTTAATAGCTACAATATCGTTAAATTCAGTAGGCTTTATTTCATCTATAATCTTTTTCATGAGATTAGACTCTATTTGAAACATAGCGTCTGTATTCTTGTCAGATATATATTCATATAGTTGTGAATCTGTTATATCAACACAATCATATAAATTTTCTATAGATAGTTCTTTATTAATGAGTTTTAACGTATCTTGAATAATACTAATAGTTTTAAGCCCAAGAATATCATATTTTATAAAATTATATTCTTCTAATTGAGGTCCTGTATATAATGTTATAGTTACTCCAGTATTTTTATCTAATCTTGTAGGGACATAATCATTTACATCACAAGGAGTTACTAATATTCCTGAAGCATGAACTCCAAAATTTCTAGGAATTCCTTCAAAAGCTCTTGCTAGTCTAAACAATTCTTTATTTTGTTTTTCTAATTTATTAAATTCTATCCATTGTTTTTGTTCATTATCGTTACCATCTTTTAAACTATCGTAATCTTTAAATGTTGGAGTAGTTTTATCTATATTTATTTCATCAATTTTTTTACATATTTGATTATTAACTAAATCAAATGGCATATCTAATACTCTTCCAACATCTTTTAAACCGCTTTTAACTCCCATAGTAGTATATGTCCCTATATGAGCAACTTTTTCTTTTCCATAATATTCTTCAAGATGAACTATAACATTATCTCTATTATTATAATCAAAATCTATATCTATATCTGGCGGAGCTGTTCTGTCTTTAGTTAAGAATCTAGAAAATAATAAATTATATTTAATAGGATCTATATTATTTGTTATCCCTATAGAAAACAATACTAAGCTTCCAGCTGCTGAACCACGTCCAGGACCTATTGGACAATCATGTGTTTTAGCCCAGTTAGTATATTCATGTACAGCTATTATATATGGAGCAAATCCTTTATTAATTATAATATCTAATTCAAAAGCTAATCTTTTTTCATATATTCTGGTATCAAGCTCTTTATTATTACTTAAATATTTATATAATCCATTCCATGCTAATAATCTTAAATATTGTTCAGGAGTTAAATTATGAGGTACTTTTACATCAGAAAATAATGGTTTGTCACTACCTAGTTTTATATTATTATCTATTCTATTAGCAATTACATTAGTATTATTTAATGCTTCCATATAAAAATCTATATAACTATTATTATATTGATTATTATATTCTTCATTAATAGTTTTTAATTGATTATTAAAACTAGATATCATTTCTTCTTTTGATTTTATCCAAAAATCATTAGAATATTTCATTCTATTAGTATCATTTTTTTTCTTATTTGTACCTATGCATAACAGAGTATCATGATCTTCATAGTCTGAATAATTTGTCCAGTGAACGTCATTAGTAGCTACAGGATTAATATTATGTTTTTTGCATAATTCCATATATTTTAAATTCACTAATCTTTGTTCTGGTATATTAAGAGGCTGTATTTCTAAATAAAATCTATCTTTAAATATATCTTTCCATTCTAGTATCAGTTGTTCTGCTTCTTCTATTCTATTGTTTATTAATAGTTGTGCCATTGGAGAGCCAATACAAGCACTTTGGCATATAATGCCTTCACTATATTTTCTTAATAAAGTATTATCACATAGAAATCGCCCATTAAAAGTACATAGTCTAGATGCTTCAGACTGTAGTTTAACTAAATTATGCCATCCAATTTGATTTATAGCTAACAAAATAATATGATATTGCTTTGTATCATACATATAATCTTTAATAGTTTCTAGATAATCTTTTTTCTTGTGTTTAGTTTCTAAATAATTATCTGGTAAGACACCTGCTTCAATAGCTCTATTTAAAGCATCAGCTTGTCTTTCTTCTAATGTTTTAGAACATTCTTTTATGTCCCATGTATAATAACCTTCTAATCCTAATATTGGTTTTATATTGTTATTAATACATTCTGTTTGAAACTCTGGTATACCTGCCAAGCTATTATGATCAGTAATAGCGCATGCAGACATTCCTAGTTCTTTTATTCTTGATACAGCTTTTTTAATAGGATTATATCCATCTAAAAAACTATATGATGTATGAAAATGCAAATGAACAAAATCCATAAAATTTACTAACCTCTTTCGTTTTTACTATTTATCTAGCCAATCAAAAATTTTATTCTTAATTTTTAATTTTAAACTTAAAAAGATACTTCTTTTAAAACTAGAACCGGCACAATATTGTCCACAATCTAACATATTATTGCTACATATATCACAAAGTAGATTTATATTGTATTTCTCTTTTAAATACTCGTTCGCTTCTTTTTTATCGTATACATCTTTATGCTTTTCATTATAATACTTAACTATATTCATATTTTTACTCCTTTGTTTCATTTATTAATCTACTTTTATGTTAAGTATTGGGATCTCTTGTTTCATTACTTATAATAATTTTATAATCTTTTATTTCATATAAAGGAACAAATAAGCTTGTTCCTTTATATTATTATTTTTAGTATAATTATTTTTTATATTAGTTACGAATTTTGATATTATTTTCTCCTTTTTTTATATCTATGATAATAAAAGTAGCTTTATTAGCATTATTACCAAATCCATAATCTAATCTACCTATTACGTCTACTTGTTTAGGAGAACCAATATTTGTATACATTTCTCCAATGCCCCATCCCCAATAATCTCTAACTACATTATTTCTGTCCTTAAATGTAAAACAAATATTGTTACTATTATTAGATGATGTTTTTGTTTTTATTACGTCTAACATTCGCAAACAAAAAATAGGAGATTTAAAATTATTTTTATCATATGGTATACTATTTATTTCATATAAGTTATTATTATTAATATCTATTAAATTTATATAAGAATCTACATCTATACTATCTTCTATTTCTACAATAGAATCATCAATAGTTAAGTTTAAAGATGATTTTAAATTATTAATTTGATTTTCTTTAAAAGATAATCCAGCTGCTTCAGCATGTCCGCCACAATCTATAATGTTGTTGCTTTCTTTTTCTTTTAATAATAGTTCATACATATTTAAACCAGATACACTTCTTACTGATCCTTTATATATACCATCTTTATCTTTTGTTACTACTATTGCAGGTTTATTATATTTTTCTGTTAACTTACCTGCTATAATACCTGCTATTCCTGAATTATATTTAGAAGAATCAAATATACATACTTTATCATTATTATAATTAACAGAATCTGCTTCTTTTATAGCTTTTTTGACTAAGCTTTTTCTCTGTTCATCTAATTCAATAATATATAAACAAATATCATCAATAGTAACATCGTCATATTTATTTTTTATCATATCATCAAAAAAGAAAAGAGCTTCTGCTATATCTAATCTATCCATACGACTACAACTATTAATTTTAGGTGCAATATTCCAAGCTAAATCTTTACTAGTTATTGTTTTTAAACCTAATTTATTTGCTAAAAATTTTAAATTACTGCTATAATTTTTATCGTTCAGTATTCTTAAACCTTTATTTATTATTGCCATATTTTCTTTAGTAATTGGCATTACATCAGCTACTGTTGCTAATGCTATATACGGAAGATAATGTTCTATTAAATTAAGTTTATTTAATTTTTCTGCTATTAAATAACATATTTTCCAAGCAATAGCAGCTCCACATAAATGTTTTCCATTACTATTTTTATTAATAAAAGCATCACAAATAATAGTTTCTGGTAATATATTAGATGGTTCATGATGATCTGTAATAATTACATTAATATTATTTTGTTTTAATAATTTTACTTCTTCTACTTTAGTAATTCCATTATCAACTGTAATAACAGTAACATTATTTTGTTTATTTTTATAATGATCTATTAACTTTTGACAAAAATCAATAGATAATCCATATCCTTCTGATCTATTAGGATAATATATTTCTATTTTATTATTACATATACTTCTTAAAAAGTCAGTCATTACATATCCAGAAGTTAAACCGTCAACATCATAATCAGCAAAAATATATATATCATTATTAGAATTGATATTATTTATTATTTCTTGAGCTACGTTATCAGCTCCATATATTAAATTAGGATCTTCAAATGATCTATCTGGACAATTAAGAATATCGTTAGCATCTTCTAAATTAATATTTCTATTGATTAATACTTTAGATAATAATGTTCCAACATTTAATTTTTTACTGTAAGTACAAGCTAATAAAGGATTTGTTTTTAAAATATTCCAATTCATAGTTAACTCCTTTTAATTATTTGAATATTCTGATTACTTATATTATATTACTTATTAATCAAATAGTCAAATAAAAAAGTTCCTAAAAAGGAACTTTAATTAAAAATGTATTTCTTCGTCTAGTGGCGTTTCCATTTTAGAAAAATCAATTACTAAACTTTGTGTGTCTTCACAATATCCACATACTAAATTAACTACATCTATATCTTTATTTTTACGATCATGCCATGCATCCCAGAATTTTTTATTTAAACCTTTTTTAAATGGCCCTGTATATGTTCTATATTGAAAATATTTATATTCTCTTAATATTTGTTTAAAAGAAGAACATTTACTTAACGAAGCTAAAATACACCATCTACATATAGATCTATAAAGTTGATAATCTGGTAATATTTTTACGTCTTCACCTTTAACAAAACTAAAAATATTATATAGTTTATCATCAAAATCTGTTTGATGTTTTCCAATTATTTTTTCTGCATCCGCATAAGTATCAAAAAAATGATTCATTAATTCGGTTGGCCTTAGGTTTGTAGCTTCTTCAATAATATTGACAATATTATCTGCAATTTTTCTTTCTGTAGATTCTAAAGCTTCTAAAGTCATTACATAGCTGATACAACTATATGGATAATCATCTATAAGCTCATTAAAGATTAATAAAATATTATCATCTACATCTATTTCATTTTTTAATTTTTTTAAAAAAAGTTTATGAATACTTGCGCTAACAAAACAGTCTTCTACTGGACCAAATTCTTCTCCTATTTGTGTTCCTATACATACTCCATATCGATTATAGCAATCATATGAAGTTAAACCTTCTCCACTAAAGTCTTCAGGACAATCATAATAAGCGTCTTCATGACCACAATCTTTTGTAGGATCTATAAATTCATCTCCATCTCCATAAAAAATATCATGATATGCTTCACTAATATCAGACATATTTTTCTCTCCTTTTTTCTTTTTCTTTTATTATACTCTTTTTAATACAAAAAAAGAAATGGGGTTTTTCTTTTTTTCCCATTTCTTTTTTTGTATATATGTATTTTTTATTAATGACAAAAAAGTGCTTTTTTACCACTTTTTCTGCTACGTTTAATATCTTTTATATTAATATTAAGTTCTTTAGCTAATTTATACGTAGCTTGTCTTCTTTTTTGATTACATGTATTAATATGTATACAATATAGTTCAGAAATTTGTCTATCTGAATAATCTTCTAAGTAATATTTTATAAGTATTTTTCTTTCTAAAGGAGATAAACGTTGAAATTGAGATGAACAGGTAATTCCATTAATCCATGTCGTATCTGGCATTCCCATACTATTTTCATACATTTTATCTTCTAAACATTCTTCTATTGGCTCTTCTACTGTTTGCATGTAATCTTCATATCTAATGTTTTTATATTGAACATTAGCAGGATTTTTAATATATTTTTTTATATGTCTACTAACTTCATAACAGAAACAATTGTATAAGTAAGCACAAAAATTTCTTCCCATTGGCATATATCTTTTTGCTAATACTAATAACAACATTTGTAAGTCAATCAATATTTCTTCAGTTGATAATTGGCCATATGTTTCAGTAATAAAGTTAATCTTTTTATATATTTCATGTCTAGTTTTAGAGCTTTGACGATCTAATTTTAATGCTCTTTTTAAACTTTTATCACCAATAAAATTTAATGCAAAACGTTTAATATCTTTATCGTTAAAATCTAATTGATTATCTTTTATTAGCTTAATATATTTTCTAAATAACGGATTAAACTTTATTGTTAATAATGTTGCTGCACTTTTTGATTCTTCTATTTCTTTTCGTGTAGCATCACTAAAAAACTGTTTTTTATATGTAAGAACAAGATTTTCTATTTCTATATATTCATGTATTTTTTCCGGAAAACCCTGTTCTGTTTCTTGTTCTTTTTCTACTGCCAAAGAATATTTATCCTGCCCTTCTTAATAAATTCTTTTTGGCGTCTCTTTTTTCTTTTTGTATTATGTCTAAATCTATCCATCTTTTATGCTTATCTGACCATTGTACGCATAAAAAGTTATACATAGGATATACATATCCAAACATTTTTTCTTTTATTTTAAAAATATCTGTTTTTAATCCTTTTACATCTACTACTGTTAAGTTATCATTAATATCAGTAACTGTAAAATCAGCAATATATTCTATAGCCTGAATTTTTTTACCAACGTTATTTACATATCCTTTTTGTAATAGATATTTAACTTGTCGTTGAAATGATTTTATATATCCTTGTTTTAATAAATATTGTAAATAGATATAATATCTAGCTTCCATAAGAGAGTCAAATTCTATTCCATCTACCATAGCTTTACAAGAACCATATTTAGTTCTTGTAATAGCTGTAGGTAAAGTAAAATTACTAATAATATTATTTTTAATAGCTTCAGAAAATATCATGTGATAATTTAAAAGAGTTTTTGATCCATATTCTATATTGTCTACAATATATGTTTTTTTTGTTCTTTTAGTCATGAATAAAACCTCTTTCTTTCTAATATCAATTATGTATTTTTGCTAATATATCTCTTTCTTCTATTAATAAATAAGATTCATCATTATCAGTAATATTTGTACCAGCAAATTTAGAAAATATAACTAAATCATCTTTTTTTACCATTAAAGAAGCTCTAGTACCGTTTTCGAGCATATGACCTTCTCCAACTGCGATAACTTTTCCTATTTGCTGATTTTGATCTTTGTTAGAAGGTAAATAAATACCTGCTTTAGTAGTAGTTTCCATTTTTTTTGGTTTAATTAAAACTCTACTTCCGATAGGTTCAATCATTATTTTTTTCCTCCTTTTTTGGAGCCTTTTTTCTTGCCGCCACCACATTTAGCCATCTTTACATCACCTTCTTTCGGAGTAACGTTATTAACCTTTTCATTTTTATTATTACTTAATACTTTTGGTTTATTACCAACATATTCTTTTATTTCTAACATTTAATATACTACCTTTCTTTTTTGTTAGTATTATCATTAATACCAAGCTCGACAAAAATTAACAAATTCACAACTAGGGCACAAAACACTTTCTCTTGGATAATATATATTGTTTTTTATACTAAATACAACATTTTTAATTGTCTTTTCCAATCTATTAAAATCAATATCATTTCTATCAGTAAAATAATCTTTATTGGTTTTTATATGATGAACTCTAATTTTTAATTTTTGATTTGTTATTTTCCAATAAGCAAAACAATCTAATGTGTACTTAATTTTAATATCCAACAATGTCTGTTTAGGATTTTTATTATTAAAATCAGTTACTAATAAATATGGAATATTATTTGAGTTAATTGCTATAGTAGATATTTCTCCTTTAAAGTTAATCAAATAATTATTATCTTTAATAGAATACTCATATGGACTATTAATATCTGCTATTATTAATCTTTCATTACTTGCCCATCTAAATAATTTAATTAATAGACTAACTCCTTCTAAACATTGTTGAGAAGAAAGATTATAGTTTAAACATAAATTATCCCATTTGTTTTTAATAGTATCTAATGATAACACCTTTCCATTAATTAAGTTTAAATAGAAATTATTACTTACTCTATTTAATAAGTTGTTTAAAGCAATATTATTTTTATGTATTAACATTTTTTTATTGTTAACAGAATCATAAATTATTGGACATTTTAAAAAATCTAACAACTGTACTTCATTTAAATTAACTATATCCACTTTTATTCTGGTATTTTTTTATTGTTATGTAATTCTTCTATATACCAACAACTCCAAGCAAATAATTCTGTAGGAGTTCCTGGTACTGGTTTGCATTGAGGTACAGGTGTATCTTCGCCCAATTGACATTCTATAGTTTGAAAGATTGATCCTATATAGTTATCTGGTATATTATATTTACGTGCTATAGGAACCAATTTTTCTCTGGCCATAAATAAACTTGTAACAGTTCCATCAAAAAATAAATTATGTAATAATCCTGCTACTCGTAACACTTCAACAAAACTTTGTTCAACTGTTTTATTTATTTGTTTCTTTTTAATTAGCATTTTTTCTAATAAATCAATTACTAAATTAGATTGTAAAAGTTTATTAGTATCTCCAAATTTCAATAGTGATTCTTTAACAAATTCTCTTAAACTATCAATTTTTATATTTTCTATATGTTTACCTGCATCACCGTTAAGTATTGCTTGTAACTCATCTGTTGTCATTTATCAAATCTCCTATATTTATTGTCGTTTTAGTAAGCATTTTAGCTATTAAGTCATCTTTATGTTTTTTTGTATTACAAACATTATTCTTTAAATTATTACCACATAATTTTATACATTTATAATAAGATGGATCATAAGATCTACACCCATAACATATAGGGCACATGTGATAATCAGCACATTGTATTTGATATCCAATTACATCTTGAGGTTTTTTAGATTTTATTTTAATCACCTTTTCAATTTTATAATACTGTTACAATCATCTTTATTAATAAAATTAAACTAAAAATGATTGTAACAGTATCAACATTAATTATTTTCTATAAAAGTAAAATTATCGTCATATTGATGATTAATAATTTTTGTTATTTTACCTATTACATCTTCAGACAAAGCTCCGCATTCTAAAAAAGAAATTAACATTTTAGGAGCTTGTTTAGCAATCCAATCCACAATAAAATCATTATCTATTTCATTAAAATTAGATATACCACTTTCTTCACTGTATGCATGAACAATTTCATGTCTTAATACTTTTTGTTTTTGAATACATATATCTTTTTCTTCTGATTTATCTATTGCATCATTTTCATAATTATTTATTGCTATTTGTTTAGTGTTTACATAACAAAGTCCAGCTGTTTCATCATTAAGCCTTGGTAATTTTTCTTCATTAGTAATAACAATATTATAATCAGTTCCTAAAACATTAACTTGCTTTGCACAATTAAACAAATCTTAAAACCAACTTTCTTATTATATTTATTTAGAAGAAAATCTTAAATTGTTAAATCTTTTCATTTCTTCTTCTGTACACTCAATCACTTTAGAATAATTAGAAATAAGATGATAATAAGTTATCCCTTTAAAACTAGATTTTTTATTCTTAGCCCATTGTAATTCTATTATAGGTAAAAACTCATCACAATTTGGTTGTGTATAATATATAGAAGCATTTTGACCATTTCTACTAACATCATTATGTAATAAAAATACTACAGAAGCGTCATATATATATCTTCCAGATTCTTTTACATCAGAAATGTCAGCTCTTCTTTTATCTATTTTTCTTAAATGGATTGTTCCAAATATTGGTGCTTTTATTTCAGTTTTAGCCCATCTTTTTATTTCTTGAGCTATATATTCATTTTTTTCTTTATCAGTTTTAAATTTTTGACTAGGAAAATTTAAATCAAATAAAGAATCTATACCTATTATTAGATTAGTTTTTGGATCATATCCTTTTAAATATTCTTTAAGTTTTTTACAATAATCTAATATTTTTTCTCCACAATCTAGTTTTTCAGAGTCTTCTAATTTAAATCTTGTATTTAACTCTTTTAAGGTTTTTAATCCATGTTCTCTTTTATCAAGCATTTCCTGATAAATACTACTTCCTTCTTCGCATAGATCAATTTTTTCTTTATATCTAGAAGGCTTAGATGCAATAGAAATAGGTATTAACTCTAACATAGATATTAATCTAGGTATCATTTCTTGTTTAGTATCATCTAATGCAAAATATACTCCAAATAAATTATTATCTGGATTAGTACAATAATCCCATAATAAATTACTCATAAAAGCACTTTTTCCCATATTAGATTCTGCTGCAAAAAGATATAATCCATCTTCTAATCCTTCCATTTTTTCATCAAAAATAGGAAAATTAGGACAGCTATAACCTTTTCCTTTATTCCAACTATATTTATCAAAACTATCATAATCATTTAATGATGATTTGTAATAATCTTCTACAGTTACAATATAAGGATTTTCTTTTTCTATTTCATCTATTTTATAATTATTATTAAGCATATTTAATCTCCTTAACAACAAAATTTACAAGTATTTACACACATATCTAAATCTTTTATAGCACTACAGCCATAATGCTTATTATTTAGATACATTTGTTTTGCACTAACAAATGTGCTTAATAATTCTCTATCTGGGATAGGAGGATTATTATTTTGATTCCATTTAGTTAACATATCAATAATACTACTTTCATCTCTTCCAGTTTGTATTAAACCTGAAGCTAATACTATAGCCGTATTATTTCTTTTGCCTTCTCCAATACTTGTATTTAATATATTAGTTATACATGGTAAAAGTTCTTTATCGTTTATAACATTATTTGTTTTATTAACATGATAATTGATATGCTTAATAGGAGAAAATAAATATTCAAATGCTTTTTTAGCTTTTTGTATTGTTTTTATTTCTTTATTAATTTCTACTATTATTTCTTTGTTATGATCTTTTGCTAATTCTAATATAGAAATAAAATCATTATCCATTAAGAAATCAAGATTTATTTTAATTTTCCTTAATCCACTTTTACTATTAATAGAATTAGGTAAACGAAATAATCTTTTTCTATCATAAATCTTATTATCTAATCTGGTAAGATTATACTCTTTTGCAATCAACTTAACAAGCTTTTTATATTTTATATTTAAATCAATATCATTTGTTATACCAAATACTTCTGGTGGAATTAAAACATGAAAACCTTTATTACCAGAAAAATATATCTCCATATAATCTAATGGAATGCCAAACTCTCTATTTAATAAAGATATTAATTGATATACTTCTCTTCTTACATCTTTATAATTTGCTTCTATGCTAACATCATCAAAGTCAAAATATAAAGGTCCTAATAAACCACAATTTTCAATATCATCATTTTCGTATGAATATATAGAGCAATATATATCAGTATTATTATATTCATTAATTAGGTTAATTATAGATGGTACATCATTATTATATATATACATATTTCTTCTAAAAAATCCATTTTTAGCTCCACCAAATTCAACTATTCGAGCCATTTATTACTCCTCCAGATTATTTTATCTGCACCGATCAATTTAGCTTCTTTCTTCCATTTTCTAAGAAGATTAATAGCTTCAATACTACACTCATCAATACTTATTAAATTACTTATATTAGTTCTATTTTTAAAACTAATATCAATCATTAAAAGAATTAAATCTAATACTAGTATATCTTTTATAGGTTTATATTTGTTTATAAGAAAATTTAATATACTAATATCTTTATTATGATTAAACAATTCTTTTATACTATTTTTATTATAATAATATTGTAATAAATCTTCTATTTTATATACTATTTTAATCTCTTTATAGAATGGATATGATTGTATTTTACCAGTTTTTATATCTAGTACGGGAGGTTTAGAGATTATTTGTAATTCTTTATGAAAATAAAATTTATTTTGTTCTATTAAAGAATTGTCCCATAGATTTGATATTAAGGTATCTGGCCGTAAACATTCTTTGTCTTTTGCTTTTAATAAAGCTAGTATAATTTTTTCTTCTGTTATATTACAATCTAATAGATAATTAATAGTATCTTGTGTAATATTTATTTTTTTTTCATCATCAGGAAGATGTCCTAATCCATTAGTATAGAAAAAGCTCAAATAATCTATCATATGCATCGCCCCTTCTTATATAAGATCACCCTAATATAATTATTATAATATTCTAAATAAATAATGTCAATTAACAAATAATAATTATCTTTTAGATATTTCCTTAAAGGTAATGCTATATATACTTTTGTCTATAGGAAGTGATACCCAAAATTCTTTAACATTTCTATTTAATAAGTTCTGGGTTAATCCTTTAGAAGTACTGATTTCATAAGATAATACTCCTGATGTATAATTCATATATAATTTAATATTCTCATCTGTACATGTACTTTCATATCTGCCATTTTGTGAATGAACAATAATATCTTCAGATATCCAGTCTATATATTTGTCTTTAGTAACTTTAAAGATTATATTTGAATTAGGATTATAATTTCCATTTAAAAAATAAATATGTTTAAAACCAAATGGATATAAGCTAGAAGCATTTATATAATTTATATGTATATTAAATTTTATTTTCCATAAATCTATTGTATCTTCTAACAAAAATCTACTGCTTCCAACTGATTGTATTGTATTAGCTATAACAATACTTGGAGATTCAGAATTAGTATAATGATCTTGTATTGTGTATATTTCTATAGAGTTTATATCAAAACTGCCAGAAATATATGGCAATATTTCTATTGTATTAAATTTAGTACTACCTAATAAATCATTAGGATTAATCTCTATTTCTATACTTATATCTGGAGATTCATACTCATTGAATACAATACGTTTATCAGCTATAGAGTCATGTTTTAACATATTAGTATATTCTAATTTTGTAATATTATTTATTGTTACATTCATATTATTTTTAAAAATTTTTCCAGTTATACTATTTAAATTAAAAATATCTATAGGAGTTTTTAAAAAAGAAGGATGTATTGCATTTCCATAAACATCATATGTTCCATATAAATCTATTCTCTTTAATACAATAGTATTATTGTCATTCGACATTTTATTAAACGATTCTTCGATAGAATAAAGTTCGGTATTGTTATATTCTTGTATATTTTTAATTACAGTTAATCTATTTTCTATTTCCTTTTGTATTGTATCTATATTATTTTTAATTTCAGATACACTACTTTGAGTATTTTCTAATATATCCATTAAATCTTTAGATGTGGCTTTTTTTATCATTAATCATACAACCTTTCTTTTATGGATAACAATCTATCTAATTCATTATCTTCTTTTGTTAATTCATTAAAAATATCATTTAATTCTTTTTGTTTTAATAACAATTGAGATAAAGAAGTATCGTTAAATTCTTTTTGTAATCTTTTTATTTCATTATTTAATTGAAAAATATTTAATATAAACTTATCGTATTCATATGGGCCACGATAACGAATATTATATAATATCATACTCATATATTTTCAAACCTCGTCTAATACGTTTAATTCTTTTAATGCTATAGTATTTATTGTTAATAGATTATCATCTAACAAGTCGCTAATAATTACTTTAACGTTATTATAATCTGTAGTTTTTGTATTTAAATATTCTAGTATATAAAAACTATTTATATCATCTGCATTTGGATAGTATAATTTATTATCTGTTATAATACCATTTTCTTTAGTTGCGTATATAACTCCATCTGTGAAAAAGTTAAAAGAAAAAGAACCATAATACTCTATTACTATTTTTTGTTCTTTTTCAGGATTGTCTATACAATTATTATTAAAATTAGTACTAATTGGTTTAGTAGAAAAATCAAATTCTATATAAGAACTGTTTAAGACATAAAATACTATTTTTCCAGCTCCTGTTAATGTAAGACCTATATCTATTGTTTTTTTATAAAAAGTTTTATTATTACCCAATATAGAAGATATACAATTTTTACCGCCATAAATTACATACTTATTATTTTTATCTGGGACAAAATTTTCTAATGACATTTCATATAAAGATACTTTATTACAATTTTCTGGTAATGTATAAAAATATGTATTTTTATCAATATCTCCAGGAACTATAAAAAAGTCTTTATTATAATCATATGGCGAACAATTATATTTATCATCAAAATTAAACACTACTTGTTCGCTAGATACATTTTCTGCCTTAAATATACATGCTACTTTTGATGCATTATGTAAAGTTATTTTTCCTAAGTCTATAATAGCTATTCCATTATTATAAGTTATATTGAAACCATTAGATTGAAAAAATACTGTATTTCCTAAGCTAGTAGAATCTAATTCCTCTTTTGTTTTATATTCGTACATTCTAGCTAAATCTTCTAATTCAAGTAAATGAGTTTCTGCATATGATTTAATATTTTCATATTCATTAACAGACATCTTGTATGTTAATGAATATAGAATCAATAAATCATTATATATTCTTAATAAATCTTCATTAAATTTATCTACATCAAAAACATCTGTTTCAGAGACACTAATGTATTGAAAAATAGCTAATTTAGTATCTATATCATCTATTTTATTTTGAATTAGAATATTATTAGGAAATATTCCGCTGCTACTTAATTCTTCTATTATTTTTTGTTTATAATAATTAATTTTGTTAATTTGATCTAAATAATAACTCATTTTTTATATGCCTTTCCATAACAAATTTTTAAATTTGAAATATATGGTGTACTTGTTCCATCTGAAGTGTTTATAGTTATTGTTAATTTAGCTGTTTTTATGCTTTCTTTTATATATTCTACATATAAATCTGAAGACGTTATATCTGAAAATCTAATAACCTTTGTTCCTTCTCTGTTAGAATTAATAGGAACAACATTATAATCTATTCCATTAATAGATAATGTATATTTTATGTATTCTTCGTTATCTGGAAAAAATGATGGTATATATTCAGAAGCAAATATTGCTATACTTTCTACTGGATCACCAACCAACTCTTGTGTTTGCATAGTAGCTGTTGTATATTTTCCAGATAAAATATTTAATGAATTAATTTTTATGACGTGTCTTTTTACTTCTGGTAAACTAATAATTTTATCTATTGGTTTTTCAGCAATTGTTGTATCCAATGTAGTAAAAGCTATACTATCATCGCTAGTGTTATTAGATTTAAATGTTATTTTTAGATATTGAGTCGTAGGGAAACATATTATTCCTGTTCCATAAACATAATTACTATCATTATAAATTTCGGTTAAATCATTTATTTTAATTTCATCATTCCAACACGACATATAAGTATTACCATTGTCATTAGAATATAAAATATCTTTTATAGCAATAGAATCTATGTCTGTTTTTACTTTCATAGAGCCTATCTTTTTATTAGAATATAAACTTATTGTACATAGAGCCTCTTCAGAATCAAAATTTACATCTTTAGGATATTCTTTTAAGTTACTATTATCTGTAGTTAATCTAGAATATTCATAAGCTGTAGATATATGTTCATCTATCATATATTCTCTATTAGATGTATCTATTAATTCTTGTAAGAAAATATTATCTTTATATACATATTTATTACCTTCAAATCCATTACCTTGAACATCTATTATTTTTATAGCATCGTTTACTGTATCAATTGAATTATTATAGGCGTAAAATGTATAGTTATCATAGTAGGAAAAATTTCCTGAAAAATATTTATAATTCAATGTTTTAACAGAAACAAATTCATTATAATTTCCACAAATTATATTTAAATCTTTTATTCTATTTTCTTCTATTAATAGTTCTTCTTGAACAGCTTCTAATCTAGTATTAATATTATCCATTAATGTTTCATATTTATCGGCTATAGCTACAAATTCTTTATCTAATGCAAGTAAATCTACAGTTATATCAGATAGTGAATTATTAATAGAAGAAATATCTGGTTCAGATTCAGCATATATTTCTAAATTTTTAAATATAGGTACGTCTATATTGTTCGAAATAATTTCGTTAGCTTTATCTATTCTGTTGTCTGTTAATAATTGATCTATATAAGCATCTTTAATAGTTTTTATTCCTATATATTCCAAATTTTGCTCCCTCCATACTTAAGAATAGTCATTGCTATAATATTAGCAGGAATATCATTATCGTTATAAATTCTTTGTATTAGTTTTACTTTAATATTATCTTGAGTTGGATTATAAATTTGATGTTGAATTGCTGGTGTATATTCTATTGTGTACACATTAGAATTAAAATCTAAGCTATTTATATCATCTAAAGATAAAGATGTTGCTTCGTTATTTTTATAAATAATAATTTCTTTTGTTTTATCAATAGTGAATCTAGTATCTAGATTATAAAATAGTTTTTCTTTTACACGTTCTGTTTCTATAGGTAAAATAGGATATTCTTTAATACCGTCTATTATGTAAAATTCAATATTAGAAATATCTTGATTAGATATGACTGATAATTTAATATAACTACAACTATCTATTTTTATGTTCTTTGAAATAAAACCACATGTTTTATCGTTTAATATATATTTAGGATTAATATTGTCTATACCAAAATAATACTCTACTTTTGTAACTATATTTGTATTATCTTTATCAATACCGTTATATCCACTAAAAGAATTTATTATAGTTCTTTTTTGTATTTTTTCTAATTCATTATCTTGATAAAAGCCATCAGCAGATAATACATTTTTAGTTAAATTTTCTTGAGGAGTAAATTTAAATCCTCTTTCTCCATAAGATTGAAGTAACCCATCTGAATTAACCTGTATTATAGTATCATTATCTATCTCTCCACTACCATTATTATATTTGTATGTAATAGACATATTTTATTATTCTCCTTTAAGATATATTATTAAGTTGATTTTTATTAGTAATTTCTTTGTTTATACTTATTTTTTCTTCATATTCTTTATTGTATTTATTAAGTTCATTAATAGATTTTACTTGTTCTTCATTAGAAATAATATTCTTTAATAAAATATCATTTGTTTTTCTTAAATAAGATGAATTTAATAATTCATTATATGAATCATTATTAGTGTTTAATTCAGATGTGTTAGTATATTTATATTTATTACAATTAATCTTTAATTCAATTCCTTTTATTTCTTTTACGTTGAAATATGTATTTGCTTCTACTTCTATCTTACTAGAATCTGTTAATATTAATAGACATTGTTTTATATCACAATTAACTAAAGAAATATCAATAAAATTACAAAAATAATTTTTATTAAACAATATACTATATGTTTCTGTTATACCATTATATTGAGGTTCATTTAATAAATAATAAGAGCTAGATGCATTATTATCTATTAGATTTGATTGACTATTGTTATAATAGCAGCTTGAATCATTATAAAAGGTTACTGTAGATAATGGAATGTTTTCTATAGTAACTGATGATTGTTTTAATATAGTGTCTTCAACTATCATATTTTTTATAATAGAACCATCTCTATCTTTTATTACGTCCTCAGATGCTTCAAATGGAACATTGTATGAAATATATTCAACGTCTGAAAATTGGTCTCTTAAATTTTCGATAATTTTTAGTTTTTCTTTGAATTGTTTTTCCTTTAATCTTATTTGTTCTATTATGTAATTTTTACAATACTTATTTAAGTCTTCAGTTATTCTTATTTTCTCGTATAAATTATTTAATTTATCTTCTATTGCTTTCATAGATTCATTAAAGGAATTTGAATCCATCTTTTCTGTTAATGTGTTTGGATACTTATTGTTGCTATCTTTTAAATATGTAATAGCTTCGTCAAAATTATTAGCTGTATTTATCATAATAAAATTTATCTCCTCTAAAAAAATAACCGTCTATATAGACGGTTAAATTATTATGGTAATCTATCTAAACTAACAACTAGATTATGTATACGTCCAGTTATATGTTCAGATACTGCATTTGCACTACTTTCCCAATAAATTTGTAATTCAAAATTATTAAATGTATTTTTATCTCTTGACTCATTAGCGTTGTCTAGATCAACTTCATATATTAACCTATCAGATATGCTATCTTCTTTTTTATATTTATCTGGCATTATTGTAATAAGATCCATATTGTATCTTTGTTTATCTGTATATGTATATGTACATTCTTCAGGATCCCATGTTTTTAAGTTAGCTTTTAGTGTAATTGTGTAGTTTATTGGGTATATTATAGAATTTGGTTCAGCATAAACACCTTTATCTATAGTTACTCTTTCATCATCTACGTTTAAAACTTTTCGTATTTCTGTACCAATAGCTATATTTTTATCTCTACAATGATCGAAACCTCTAGTATCATCGTTACTTTCGCCTTCTACAACTATTACTCCATTGTCTTCTATACAATTATCATTTTCTTTGCTATAAGTAGTACCATTACTACCAACAGTAAAAATACCTTCTCTTTGAATTCTAAGGGTTAATCTTGCTTTTGTTATTTCTATTGGCTCATGTGTTTCAAAACAAGCAGTATAAATACCATTAGAATATGGTACATATGATTGATTAATTGCTTCTCTTAATGTTATTCCATAATATAAATCACTAGCATTTATTACATCATTGGTAGTTAATGCAAGTTCATTAGATGTATCTTCTTTTTCTGTGTATTCATACGTTACATTATTAAGTTGCAAATCTCCAAAAGTTCCATCAATTTGTTTATGCTGTAAAAAAACTAATTCATAATAATTTTGTTCATCAGCACTTAAAGCTTTAACTATAAAACAATATCTAATTTTATGATCTGTAGTATCTACATCTTTTAATAAAGGAAAATTATTTCCATCATAAAAATTAAAACTTGCAATATGTTCTCCTAACCTAGCATCTACAACTAATGGTTGAGATTTTGCAATTAAAATATCATCTTCTTCTGCTTTAATAGGATTCTTCCAATTTTGAATATTTCTTTCATCGATTACATAACACATAAGTGCTCCAGGATCACCAAATTTTTTAACTTGAATATCTATTTTTGATAAAAAGTTTTTTTGTTTTGGCGCTGGAACTCTAAAGGTATATCCAAATCCTGTATTATTAGATATAATTTTTTTTCTAGAACGATAAGTGTCATCATCAAGACAGCTATAAATTTCTTTATTACCTGGATGTTCTGAAATAATTTCACCAAAAGAATATGTACCATTTATAAGATTACCTTTAGACTTATATATTTCACATTTATCTTTATATATATTAAAACCAGAGGCAGGAGTAAAATGTAATGTTCTAAAGTCAGGTTCTTTACGGTCTATAGTAGCTACTGTGGTACTATCATCATCTAAATTTTTTAACAAAATCTTGTCTTCTACATCAAATTTATCATATAAATCGTCTTTAACTATTATACTGTACTGATCGGATGAGTTTTCTATAGATTTAGCTACTGCATCATATATATGTTCTGGACAAGATGTTTTAAAAGAATCATAATATCCAGCATAAGTATTATATTTAGTAACTATGCCAGATTTTGCTAATTCATCTCTTAATTGATACAATTCGTCTCTTAATTCTTTTATTTCATTATTATACGTAGACTTAATTCTAGTATTATCTTTAATAATTCCATTACCTTCTGTTGCTGTTAAAAAATATGTATCTGGATGATCATTTAAATTTAAAGCATTACGAACTGTTGTTCTATCATCTTTATCAACAGCAACAGCAATTTGTTCTGCATCTACTCCTGCAACTTGTTCTACATCTGTAGCTTTATCGTTTTTTGTTACAAAATTTTTAGCTATATTTAGATACTCTGCTATACTATCCATATCTAATAGAGAAGTACCTACTTTTGTTAAATCGCTCATTCGTTAATTCCTTTCTTTTATCTCCAATCAAATAAAATATTACGTGTTTTCTTTTCATACGGTTTTCCATGTTTGTTTTCGTATTCTAATTTCTTATCAGGATTGCCTTCAAAATATGTATATAAAGGATCATTTATAATTCTATCTATAACATCAATGTTAGTTATTTCTGTTTTGTTATTAGTAGGATTTTCTATATCACGTCTTACGCCTAAACTTATAACACCACGATTTTTATCTACTTCATAACCAAAACTTCTTCTTAATCCAACAAATAATCCATTAATAAATATCATAATTTCATCATTAGGTTCTAATATTTCTATTGGTAATTCATATTTTGAAATAGAAATATCAGAAATAGTATCTGCGTCTAATTTAATAAAGTTTTCTCTTCTATCAACATCTTGTTTTACTTCTATTAATATCTTATCCGCCATACTATGTTTAACTTGGACAACTTGTCCATGTTCATTTAAAACAGATTCTATTGGATAATTGTTAGGATTTCCTATTAACATATCATTTTTATCATTTACTAAGAAAGTATAGTTATCCAATATAGTAAATGCATCTTGTGGTTGTCTTATTCCATTAATATAGAATAAAACTCTTCCAGGATATAATGGTTTTGTAGTTTTATATACGTTTATTGTGTTTGGAACTACATTCTTTTCGGATAAAATTTCTCTTATTGCTACAGTTGTAGCTCCTTTTTCTGGACGTTCAATTACATAAGTAACTACTCCAGTAACAGGCTCTGGTAACTCAAATCCAGTTCCATCTAAAAATTCTATTACATCATACTGACGAATACCGTTAACCCAAACAGAAAGTGATCCAATATTTGGTATATAAGAATCTTTTATGTTAAATACTTTTTGATTTTCTACATATGGAGTATCATCTATATTAGAAATAGATGGTAAGTTTCTAATTACTAAAGTTTCTCCTATAGCATTTGCGTAGTTAAAGGCAAATGTACGTATATCATCATCTTTAGATATAGGAACATTAAATTTAACAGATCTAACAGTATTTTCATAACTATAAGAAAAAGTTTGTACTTCTTTTATTTCTTTAGTATTTAATGGTAACCATGCATCTGTTGGATCATCATAATAACAATATTCTATTCTATTGCCATTTATATCTAAGAAACATTTTATTTCATTTTGTAAAGCTTGTGGTTTTATTTGTTCTTTAGAATATATTGTATCTATTATTGTCGCATTATTAATTAAATGACCATTAATATAAACTAAGGATTCGCTTAAATGACCTACAGGAAGTGCTGGAGTTAATTTAGATTCATCATAGAAATAATTATATTTATCTCTTAATAAAATATAGTCTTGTCCAATTGATAATCCATCTACATTAATAAAACCTTCTGCATAATTTATATTTAAATCTTCTTTTTTTATTAAAAGACCATCTATGTATAATATTAATCCATCTCCTTCATCTACTTTTGTATTATCAAAAGTAATAATAGGAGTTCCATATGCATCTGTTTTATTTACATATCCAGTATCTAAATTCATGTCATAATTATTTATAGGATCAAATAGCTCTACTATGGCCCATGTCATGTTTATTAGGCCATTTTTAACATAAATATAGTTGCCATCTATTTCTACATCATTAAGTTGAGGATGTATTGCTTCTCCATTTAAATATATTAAAGGTTTTTTATAAGGAGTTAAAACCTTTATAATTGCTCTATTTTGTATATCAACTTTTCTTACAAATCCATACTCTCGTTTGATAGCATGAATCATAGAAACATCGTCTATATTATCAGTATTTTCATTTATAGTTATAGTTTTTGATATATTATCTTCTATAAAGCTTGTTTCTTCTAAATTAAATCCATCTGTAAATACAGTAATTGGACCAGCATAATCTTGGATATAATATGAACTAGTTTTATCATTATTAGATACTTTATTCAATGTGCCTGTGGATTTAAACCAACTGAATTCATATGATATAGCTAATACATAATCATAATTTTGAGATTGTTGATAGCTTAATATTATACCATCACTCATTTTTATGTATCCGCCATCATCTTTTTCATATTCTGGAAGTAGTAAATCTCCATAAATACTATCGCCATGAAAACCATAAAATTCTGTTTGATATGCTGTAGTATAAATTTTAGAACTTTCTTTATCTATTTTAAATAAACGTTTTTTTATCTTAGTTAATTTCCCTGGATTAATATGTATTAATGAAGGTTTTTTTATGTTTAACGTCTGACTAGGATATGATATACATATTTTTGTTATTTCCTTATATGAAAAATCTAATGATTCATTTAAGAATATTCTATCTACATCTATATTTGGTACTAATATTTTTGTATCTCCATATAGATATAATCTACGAGGATCTATCTCTTCCATAGCTGGTATTATATCTGGAGTCCAACCAGTTTCCATATATTTACTATTATTATCGTAATCTATTTTTCCTTGTAAATATTGGTCTAATAATGCATCTGCTTTAGCTGCTGTTAAATTACTATAATTTGGAACTCCTGGATAATAACCATCTTTACTCCAACAAGATACATCTACTCCTCTATATCTTAAGTATAAATCGTTATCTTCTGAATTAAAATTAAAACTCCAATTTCCAATAGAAACATCATTTACTATTTCATTATCATTATCAACTTCTGTTGATAAATTATTAGCTATTATATATGCTTCTATTAAATTTTTATCAACTACCCACTCTGCCACTAATATATCATTAAATGTTATAATTAAGTTATCTAAACTATCGCTAAAAATTTTCCATTCATTTAATGTGATACAATCTCCAAGTGGTTTAATAATTACAAACTGTTCATCGTCTATTTGCGATGATAATTTTTTATTGAATTGATTTATGATTCTATTTTCGTATTTAATAATTAAATTACTATCTATATCGCTAAATATTTTCCATTTGTTTATTCGTAAAATAGTACGTCCTACTTCATCAAGATATTCTTCATCTATATCTTCAGATATATAATCATTAGATATAATATCTTCTCTAGTTAACAATGGACTCACTAATAAAAAATTTTCAAATATAGATAAATTAAATTGAGAACCATCTTGCTCTAACGCTTTAACTGGTTTCCATTCGGATCCGTTAAAGTACATTAATACATCATTATATAACCATAATTGTCCTAATACAGGATTACTTGGCGGTAAAATATTTGTAATTTGATCTACTATTTGAAATTTTTTCTGGAAAATAATGTTCCATGTATTTGTAGCTTTATTATAGCTTTTTAATTCATTTTTACTTCTATCTAACCATAAGGAACCGTCTAATTTAGCTTCAGGAACAGAATGCTTATCTTCTGGAACGTCCAATAAATGTTTAGTTGATTCATACATTTTATGTAGTTCCTCATTAAAAATCTGTTCACTTTGCCTTCCGACATTAAATTTTCTGTCGTAAGGAAGCATATGCCACACCTCCATTTTTATTATCTATATTTTTATTACCAATAAAAACTTCTTTATATTATTTATAAAAAAAATAAAACCGCTAAAAAGCGGTTAATTCTTTCTGTATACTATATGGTGCCATTTGTTGCCATGTTTTCATGTTGTTGCCTACTTGTTGCCATACTATATAAACAATACGATAAAATATAAATATAATAAACGCTTATATCAATTAATAAGTTTATATATCGTTATTTTACGCATATAATATTATGAAGTATGAACCCTACGAAAATTAGATCTTTTCGTCAACAAAAAAAATTAACTCAAGAGCAATTAGCGTTAGGAGCTGAAATTAATCCAGTCTTCTTGGGTCATTTGGAACGTAATTTAAAGAGTCCAACAATTACAACATTAGAGAAAATAACAAGAGCTTTAGGAATTACTATGTCTGAATTGTTCTTAGATGTACCTAACAATGATAGTGAAATCGAAGTTAGACAAGCAAGCATTCAGCATATCAACTATCTCTTAAAAGATTTATCCAATGAAGAATTGGATAAAATCACAGGCATTTTAAAAGAAATAATTGACTGGAAAAAAATGTAATGACATTTTTAAGTACCTATAATTTTTATTATAGGTACTTTTTTATATTATGTAAAAAATAAATGTAAGAAATACATAAGTGGTTGAGGTTCAGTTATTATAATAGCATATTTTTTATAATTGCAATAGATATTTTTAAGGATTAATTAAGTTTATTGAAGGTTTGCTATTTTAAAGGTATAATATAGATATGCTTTTAATTGTATATGTATGATTTTTAAAAATATCCCATTTCTTCTATCGGGATTATGAATTTTATATAAATTAATTAAGCAAAATCTGCAAATATAATATATTAATTTTATTTTGAATAAAGGAGATATTATTTTGAATTTACAAGAGAAAAATATTTATTGTGGTTTCAGATTGGATAAAATATCCCATATATCTGAAATTTCATCTAATGCATATGAATTTTATCATGAAAAAAGTGGCGCAAAATTATTATTTATAGAAAATAATGATGATAATAAAGTATTTTCTATAACGTTTCGCACTACTCCTACTGATGATACAGGTGTAGCTCATATTGTAGAACATTCCACACTTTGTGGTTCTCGTAAATTTCCTACTAAAGAGCCATTTGTAGAATTAGTAAAGGGTTCTTTAAATACTTTTTTAAATGCAATGACATTTCCAGATAAAACTATGTATCCTATAGCTAGCAGAAATGAAAAGGATTTCCGCAATCTTATGGACGTTTATCTTGATGCAGTATTTTATCCAAATATGCGTACAACACCTGAAATCTTAATGCAAGAAGGTTGGCATTATGAAATTGATAATGTAGATGCTCCATTAGCTTATAGTGGTGTAGTTTATAATGAAATGAAAGGTGCATTATCATCTCCAGATGGATTATTAGAAAGAAAAATTTTAAATAATCTTTATCCTGACACAACATATCAATATGAATCTGGTGGAGACCCTGTAGCTATTCCAGATTTAACACAGGAAATGTTTATTGACTTCCATAGTCATTATTATCACCCTGCTAATAGTTATATCTATCTTTATGGGGATATGGATATGATGTCAACTTTATCTTTCTTAGATGAAGAATATCTCAGCAATTTTAATAAAATTGAAATTGACTCCCATATTGATGTACAAAAACCATTTATAGCTCGTAAATTGATTAAAGATATTTATCCTATAGCTCCAGGTGAAGCAAAAGAAAATAAAACATTTTTAAGCATGAATTATTCTATTGCAACTTCTTTGGAAAAAGAAAAGATGTTGGCATTTACTGTATTA